CGGGACAGTTGAATTAGCCGAGAGTAAAAACTTCGGCGCCGAACCGCTAACAGGTTGACAGGCATAAATATAGAAATCCTTGCCTGCCCGGTTAGCGGCTACAGTATAGTCAGTTGCTACCGAATCCCAACTNNCTGCAATAGATAAGTCAATTTCTATCTGAGACGCTAATCTATAACCCTGGGTACCAATGTTCACCGTTAACTTATTTGGTGATTGTAAAACTGTTCTGGCACCGGACTTTTGCGCCCAGTGAATATCTCGCTCATAGTGCGCTGGAAGGGAGGCTATGACCAGTTGTATGTCTGTGATCGGGTTAAATAGTCCGCCACGCATAATTACACCCCCTCAACTATAAGCAAGTTCTTATTTCCTGCGCCGCCGTGAATTGCGTTTATTACTCCGGTATGCAAATTGCCAATAGCAGACGACATCTCATAAACACCGCCGTTTGAATTAACGCGGATACCTTCGTTTGCAACTGCTGCTGCGCCTATTTTAAGGTATATCACTGTATCAGAGTCATTGATTAACATAACGTATTTACGATTTGTATTAATCGCAAGTGCCTGCTGACTCGATGTAGTTACGGCAAGAACGGAATGTGTTATTGTTGTTAAACTGCCTATTTCCGCTTCATTTATTGTAGTTCCGTCTTCTTTAATCAGTCTTCCACTACGTGGCATGTATAGTTTTATATCTTCAGCCATATTTTACCGTCTCCTTTTTTTCGCTTTTTTCGGTAACTTCTTTCCTTTACTTACAGTATCCCATTCGGCAACCTTTTTCGGGCCGCCCAATGCCTTCATCCCAGTTTTGGTATGAGCCCATCTTCTTTGTTGGACGCTTTTATAGGGCATTATTCCCTCCTCCTTCACTCGCAAGCTGCGCTAATATCTGCTGCTGGATTTCCGGCGGCAGGGCAGCAAATTCTTCTTGCTGACTAACTGGCATACCTGGTTGTTGCGCCTGACCCATCTGCTGCATGGGCATAGCTTGCTGCTGACCTATTTGCCCCTGCATAGCCTGCCCCTGCATAGCCTCCGCCTGCTGTAACCTCTCTTCCATAAATGCAATAATATCAGCTAAATACGGCACACCAAGTTTATTTAAAGCACGCATCAGCATCAGATTATCGGGCGAAGGAACCAATTTGCCCTGGGCAGATAACGATAAAAGCATGTTAAATATATCAATTTTATTCTTCAAAAACCCGGCTTCCGCCCCTATGTCAATATCATAGTCCGGGTATACTAAATTGCCGTTTCTATCTCTTAACATATTCATACGGTTAAATACGCCGAAGGTATCTTTGCCGCCTTCTCCCTGGAGCCTGTACGGTCTGTCGTAGTCCGCAAACGCCATATAGAAGTCCGCTATTACGCGGTATAGTTGCCGGTAACTTGTGGCCTTATACGCGGTCTTAATGTTTATCTTGTAATTTGACTGTTCTATATAAAGCTGGGCCTGCCTGCCGCTAGCCACGTTCGAGTTTGGCTTGCCCATTGCGGGATCAGTTGCCCCGGTGATAAGCTGCATAAAGTCTTTCATCATTTCGATCCAGGCCACACCGCGGCCGCTGTCATTACCCATCTGTATTTCTTTGACGGCATTTAGATTAGGAGTATAAATAATTTCACTTAACGGGTCTTGCAACTTATTAACGATGCTTTTGTCATCGGTAAGGATTTTAGTAGTGCCCTTTAATATTTTCTCCTCTTCAATAAACATTACTTTTTTAATTGACTCTTGCAGGTCTTTTAGATCCTCGAACATTGACACGCCCCAAAAACATTTATCTCTAGGAAGATACGGCTGGTAAATTATATCCCAGTTTTTAGGCACATAGTATTGGACATCAACCGGCATACCAAGCATACCCGGCATACTTTCTCCTGTCGCCATGTCAATTGTTTCAACTGGAAGCGTTTCGTTATTCTCATCGTGCCGGTAGAAAAACTTTGGTACGTTACTGATAAGCAAGTCTCCGCTCCACCAAAGCTTTCCTATGTTACTGTCCTCATCTTTGTATGTAGTCTCGATAATGGTATATTTGTTCAGGCCGGACTCGCGGTCAGTGTTATTTCGTGCTGATATTTGAATTTCCTGGTCTCCTAAAATTTCATCGTACTCTTCATATAGGGAGGCTTTCTGCTCCAATTCATCAAGCGTAATATGCGGCCATCTGCGCATAATATACTTTGCCGTTTTGTTAACTACATGGTGGTAATGTTCCATATCGTCAATACTTGTGGCTGAGGCATTAGGAATAATATCTTTTGGGTGGGGGTTGGAAATTTCCACGTCCCCAATATAGCCGGCGCGTTCTATATTGTTGTTCCAGTGAACTTTAAAAAATGCGCCGCCAAGTTTTGCTATGCGTCGCTCGTTTTCAAGGTTTATCTTTTCTATACTTGGACTGGCGGCGCGGATAGCATATTTCACTTGACTTTCCAATGACTTAATTGCTTCTTCGTCATCAGGTGCTACGGGCTTAAACACCGGGTCAGGCACAAGTAGGTCTATCTGCGATTCAATAATCATCCGCGGTAAATTAAGAATTGTTCGTACCGTATCGTCCGTTTCTTCCCGCAGGTTGTCGAAAACCCGGTTGCCGTGGTAAAACGCTTCCCATCTATCAAAGCGATCATCCCATTCTTGTTTTGCCCGGCGGTCAATCTCAAATTGCTTTGTCCAGTAGTCAAGTAACTCGCGCTGTTTTTCGGTTTGTTCTTTCGTTTGTCCTTTCACTGTAAAGGCCTCCGTAACCTTTTTCGTAACATATTTAAAAGGAGTAGCTAAGGTTTCAATTGCCGTTTTAATTGCTGGAAATTTTCTTTTCGCCATAGTTACCACCCAGATAGCCGCCGAAGCTGCTGATTATTTTTCTTGTCGATTTCGAGTAATTTTGCATACTGCTCCTCAAATTCTATGTTCTTTTTAATTGCTGCCTTTTCCGACTCAGACGTATTTTTAGGAAAATGCAACGTATTATCCGGATTCGGCGAAGGCCTGGAGAGGAGAAAATACCGACAACTTTCCAAGGCATGGTCTTCGCATTTACTATGAATGTCTTCTACCTTATGGTCATCGTGAATTGCCGCTGGCAATGTGCGAACTAAGTTGTTGCAGGTACTAAAAATTTGCCACCAGGGCTTGTCATCAGATGCAATACTCAAAAATTCCCTCATTCTCTGCCAGCCAATTATTCTAGCATTATCGGCGCGGCGAAGTGGAACACCGGAATTGGCTATTGTTTCGGCTATGCTTTCTCCGTGCATGTGTTCACCGCCACGTTTTGCCCATAGGTCTGGACTAGCCACTGTGTAGTCAATTTCCTCGTTTCCGGTAAGGTCAATTATTTGTGCAGCTAACTCACTTCCAATGAGTTGGTTTGCATATAATTCACGATAGGTATAAATATGTCTATCCGGGCCAATGCAGTGCCAGTAAACAGCGCTCGGGTCATTGAATCCCCAGTCAATAGAACGGAACCTGCGCCATGTAGAAGGCAATTCGAATGGTTGAATAACATGTAATTCCCGCCGGTATTCGGTGAAATACTGACCGACAAATACGTCCCAGTCACCTTCAAGGTAGGCTTTCCGCAAGTCGGATGGTAAATTTTCCAACCGCCTGGCATAAGCCGGGTCATTCAGCATCAATACCGGATTATCATAAACTTTTGCCGGGATGAAAACTATCCGGTTGCCAGTTACGGGATCAATAATTGTTTTCTCGCCATAGTTCGTGGCAAGGATGTATCTTTCTTTCACCCAGCTAAACCCTATGCCTTCAGGGTTACACGTCCCTCTAAACCGTGGCGGGAAGCCTTTCGGCGAACGTAGGCAAGAAAGGAGAATTTGAATTGACTCCTCCTCATGCCGGGTAAGTTCGTCTACGCCGATCCAGTCAATTGACCGGCCGTTGTACTTTCTGGCGTCTTTTTTACTTTCGATGTAGCGGAAATAGACCGTTGAGCCGCCAACAACAGATGCTATATGTTTTGTCTCGTTATATTTAAACAGTTCGGGAGGAACCTTCTCCAGCCACTCTTTAACAATATTCGCTTCCAGGTCATCATAGGTTTCCCGGAAAAGATATATTACAGCGCCAGGATATTCTAAGGCGTAGGCTAGGGCTTCCATTACTAGGGCGCAACTTTTTCCTCCGCCTATTCAGCCCTTGGCCCCACCATAGACAACCTCTTCCGCTGGGCAGGCGTGGAATATTTTTTGCCTTTGGTTCGGTTCGTACGGGACCAAGATATTCATTCTATCACCTCCTCCGGTAGCTGTTCCGGTGGCGTCACTGTATCGCTACCGGTATAGCATATTGCTTTAGGTTGACTATCCCGCATTTCCTGGCCGTTATTCTCGATCTTCTTTAGTTCGTCTTTGTTCGGCCTAGGAATATCGAAAGTGATGTTCAATGCTTGGCCGTCTTTTCCGCTAATTTCGTGCTTTTCCACATACAGGCCGAAAATTTTTGCCAGCTTATCTATCGCTTCGAGTTTGTCATGGAATTTTACTTCTATCCCATGTTTGCCTTCTTTTATCCCGGCGATGGCCGCCGCTTCAATGTTGGTAATTTCGTCGGAACTAGCTATTCTTGCTTTTCCATTCTCGACTCTGACCACTTTTCTAGGGTCAAAGAACGCAATCTTTACCAATTCACGAATAATGTTTTCTTTGTCCGCGCGGTAAACTTCACTTAATTTTTCCTGTTGTTCCTGGAGAAGCCTCTGCATGTAACCTATCACCATTGGGTCATGTAGAAGTCTTGTAGGTGCTGCCGTGCTTCTCGGACTGTACCCGGCAGCAACATACGCTTCGGCAGAGTTCATTCCGCGTAGGATGTAATTTTGGGCGAATGAATATTTTCTGTATGATTTTTTAAGGTTTTCGGCTAGGTTTTCGGCCATGATGCTTCACCCTTATGACCCTTATGTAAGACTTCTATTTTAATTACTACCATAAATGTGTCAACTTGTCAAGCTTTTTTAATTTGATTTGTCATGTTTTCTTAACCTTGTCATGTTTTCTTAACCTTGTCATATATAAGCTGTAAGCTATATATAAGCCGTATAGGCCGTTCTATTTTTCTAACTGGTACATTTATACCTGTTAAGCGCCTAGCGTTGAAGTTTAGCCATGTTATGCGCTTGTAGTTTTTGTAATTCTTATACTTACTTATACCTAACTGCCAAAAATATACCAAAACATACCAAAGAAGCCAAAAAATATACTAAAAATGTCTCTAAATACGCCTTTTACTTGACTTTTTCTGCCCATGTGCTATAATATATATATATAATAGGAAGAAAAATTTTCAACGGAGGAAAAAACCATGATAGAAGACATAATAAAAGACCTGACGAAAACACAAAAACCAGTCGGCCGACCAAAATTATCCGGCACACACCTATATATTCGCCTAATTCCTGGAATAAAAGAAAAAATATATGAAATAAAAAAGAGGGAAGAAATTCGAGTGGGAAAACTTACCATTAACCATATTGTGAACCACTTACTTTCTTTGGGAATTGGGTACTACTTTTTTACAGAAAACCCAAAAAACGATCCGAAAAAACCCCCCATAGAGTAACTTTTGTTTTTGTATACAGTATACTTAAAAATTCATAAAAAAATTCGTAAAAAAGCACTTGACAGTTTTTCTAGACAAGTGCTATACTTTATTAAAAAGGAGGTGAAAAAAATGCCAGCCAGAGGCCAGCAAAACGGAAAATACCAGGGAAGTAAGTGGATTTCCCGTGAACGCCGTCTCGCTATCTACATGAGAGATGGCTTATCCTGCTGTTACTGCGGTCACTCATTGGAAGACGGTGCTTTTCTCACGCTCGACCACGTTCACGCACAAGCAAACGGCGGCACAAACAAATCCGAAAACTTGATCACTGCCTGCCGTCAGTGCAACGGGTCGAAGGGTTCCCGAAGCGTCGAAAATTTTGTTGTAGCCGTGGCCGAATATCTGAACCACAGCATCAAGCCAGAAGAAATTCTGGCTCATATCCAGAGTTGTCTTGATCGTCCGGTAAACGTCAAGGTGGCTAAGGCAATGATTGCTAGCCGCGGATCGTATTCCGCTGCACTAAATGGAAAATAAAAAAGGGAGGCTAATAAAAATGAAAGATATCTATAACGATATCCTTTCCAATGGGTACGAGGAAGTATTCACTTCCCCAGGCCAAAGCGCAGACGAGATAATTTTGTACGGACGGCTTCTTCAAGATGCTAATGGCGTCTTAATTGGAGGCCGTTTTGGAGGGAGAGATTACTGGGATCCTTGTATGTCGGACGGAAGGCCGACATACAAGGATGGAATGAAGGTAGACACCATTCGTGTATACGAAAATGGCTACCGGTTTTTCCGTCGTCAGCCCCTGGAGGAAGCTTGAAAAATGTTCCGCCTGAAGAGGGGAGGTAGCCCCTTCCCGAAACTCCCCGAATAGGGGAGTCGCGGAAAGCCACAAAAGGCCGGAGGCCGAAAGGCAGGCCTGGCACCACAAAAGGAGAAAAAATGAAAAAGATGAGTTTAGAAAGGATTTTAGGCGGAGGTTTGCGGATCGGTGTTTTACGGGGTCTTTTCTACGACACCGACGGTGAAGAAGCTGGAGCTACCTGGGATGAAATTGACTTTCATCCTGATGGTACACTTAAGATCGTGCTAAATACGCTGCACGGAGAGATGACCGATAAGTACAAGGAAACATAAACTTCTTTAAACTTTCCCGGCCTGGGGCCGACCGGATAAACAACCGGTCCCGCCAAAAAGAGGGTGGCGACCTAACCGCTAGACTACTCCTAAAAAAAGGGAGTAGTAAGAAGGGGAAAAAATGAGGACACTGAAGGAAAAATGCGAGGCAATGGTTAATGGGGAAAAAAAGCGCCGTGAAGTGGCGCTGAAATTCGCCAGGGAACTCAAAGAAATTCTTTTACCTGTTGCCCCAGATATGTGGGGTATCGGGACGGGAGATGAAGAGGAAAGTGAACCCGGCGTGACCAGCGTCGAGGTAATGAGGGAAAGAAACGGAAAGAAAACCAAGTCCGGTATTTACTTCCGTTACCAGACTTGGTACGGAACGAGGAAAAGCGAAGGTACTGGTTTTTACTTCAGCGAGAACTACGGATACCCGCGTGTTTGGGGAACCCCGTTGCACGAACTGCGGGGAAAGGACTTCTGGTACGCAGTCCAAACGCTTTTAGAGTGGATACCTATAGTATCCGCTCTAATTGAGAAGAAGGAAACTAGCAGGCAGGCCCTGCTGGACCTCCTAAAAATAAAAAATTAGGGGAGGTAAGTAATATGAAGTGTAGCCGTTGTCATGCTTGTGGTGGCAAGATCAGGATAGTGCTTGACGGTGAGGAATACTGCCCAACATGTGGACAATATCAAAGGCCGGTTGCCCATGGATGGGCTTTTATTCACGGCGATAATTCACCGTGTCCTGACTAAACAACTTCCGCCTGACGAGGGGGAGTAGCGCTCCCCCGAAACCTCCCACGCGGGAGGTCGCGGAAAGCTGAAAAAGGCTGGAGGTACACATGTACAGGCCTGGCACCCGCAAAAAGGAGGATATTTTAAATGAAAAGAATTATCGGCGGGAAAGTGTACAATACGGAAACAGCTAACCAAGTGGCTTCTGATTGCTATTGGGACGGTCATAACTTTGAAAGACGCGGACGGAATACGTACTTGTACAAGACGGCCAAGGGTAACTTCTTCCTGCACCGCACTACCTTATGGCAGGGAGAAAGGAACACAATTGAAGCCATAGGCAAAGGTGAAGCCAAGCAGTGGTACAAAGACTTACCGGAAACCGAAATGGAATATGAGGACGCTTTTGGAATAGTCCCGGAAGAAGCATAGCATGGCCAAACCTAAAAAGGAGGTGAAAATGTAATGAAAAACATTATCTTAAATGTGAAGGATAATACCCTCACAATTACTGTTGACTTGTCAAAGACGTACGGTAGGTCAAAGTCGGGCAAGTCAACCATTATTGCTTCGAGTGAAGGGAACTTACCGATTCCCGGAAAGGAGGAGGTAAAGTTTGGCTTAAATGTCTATTCCGNCTCGAAGATGAACGGAGTAGCGCTTCTTTGAAACCGGCCGACGTGGCCGGTACGCGGAAAGACTGAAAAAGGCTGGAGGTACACATGTACAGGCCTGGCAACCCGCAAGGGAGAAAAAATAATGAAAAATAAAAAAATAGAAAGCGGAAAAGTAAAGCACTTTTATGTCAGTGATACCGAGGGAATAGACATTGTTCTCCTCGACATAAAAGTTCCAGCGTTATACTGGGATCTACGTGTTGCAACGGTGGCTTACCAAATATCTCACTGGTGGCCACCATTTGACGACGACGAAAACCAATCAACCAGTCATCTTTCCGACAAGGATGACTGGTTGATTGGGGAAATTCCAGTCAACCAGAACGATGAGGTCCTTTCCTTAGACACAATTATTTCAGGAGTTTCGTTCTGGGAAGTTCCTGAAGTAAAGAAAAGAAGTTCATTTGTTTTGATGGGTAAGTTAGGGCTATTACGGTAAATTTTAGCGTCCGCCTGACGAGTTCCGGGCAGTCACCCGAGCGAAACCGGCTTTCGAGCCGGTAGCGGAAAGCCAAATGGCCGGAGGCCCTGTAGGCAGACCTGGCACCCGCAGGTGTGAAAATGTCATACAAGCCGTATCCAATTTCGGATCGCCGAATATACCGATGTATTGCTATCGCTGTTAGTCAGCAGCGGTATATCGGTAATAAGAAAAGAGGAGAAAAATATGNGCTATCTACTTAATTCTGCCGTGCTCACTAGCCCCGGTATCTACCACTACCGCCTAGTGACTCTACAGGAAGCCGTAACCTGGCTCCAACAAGGAGATTTTATTTCCCGCATCGGATACCTGACCACCGCGAAACATATCGAAGCTTTTTCTGGTATTCGACCGGAAGTCGATCGGGGATCTACCAACATGAAGGCTGGTGATGAGGCTCTTGTCGTCCGGTTGAAATACCGGATACAGGAGCCCGATCAAAAGGGGATATATAAACCCGGTCTGGCAGACTGGGAGTACGGTATAATTGAAAAAGAGGAGTAAAGTGAAACATGGAAAATAAATGGTCATTAATGACAAAGGATTATGAACTAACTGATAGGGCAATCGTTACAAGAAAAATAAAAGCACCAAAGTTATTAAAGTCTTTAGACGTTACAATAGGTTTTCCAGGATGGACAGCTGATAATAACGGAGTGCTTGCTTATATACCATTACCAAAAAATATTACTGAAGAACCGGAAGTATGGAAAAGTGAATATCGAGGAGATGAGCTTCCAACCAAAAATCAAAGATACATTGTATGTTTACAATGGATACCAACCTTTGCTCATGGGTGGGTATTTTCTAATACTCACAATAGATATAAAATAACTGATTTATGTTTCAATGCCGCTAAAAATAGTTGGTTAGCAGTTCCACAAGGATGGGAAGTTTTGGGGTGGATGGAATATCCGAAACCATTTAGAAAAAAATAATGGAAAGATTGATGTTTATGAAAGTTTACATTGCAAAGCATAGAAAATTTTACACTAGAATAACTAAGGGAGGTTGAAAAATAAAAGTAAATGGAAAATCAATGCAAACCACAAAAAGCAACATGGCTTTGTCCCCGATGCGGCTGGGAAATTACATTAAAGTGGTGGGAAGGGCCCTTGCGTTGGAATTCGAGGATTTTAAAACATTTTTCCAAACATATCAAGGAGGGATAAAAAAAATGAATGAATTAAAAAAGTGTGTAATATGTGATGAAGAAATTTCTGGAGACGTCATTTATTGTTTCCATTGTTGGAGACAAGTGAATGAAAGGATAAGTGAGATAACAGCACCATACTTAAAGTTTCAAAAAAATATTAGTTTCCTTGCCGGGAAGCGATTCTGAAGCGCATAAGAAAAGGATTAGAAAAATAACGGAGGGGATTAAAAAAAATGTATGTCCGCAGTCCTAAATTCATAGTAAACGATGAAGTTGTAAGGAAAATCTATAGGCAAAAACGCCGGCCTGCCTGCGCAGGCAGGTGGAATTGGAAAAAGTGTTGGCCATTGGTAGCAATATTAACAGTTTTGGGATTTTTAATCGGCGCTATGGCTATTGTGCCCGTTATTTTATGGCTATTGGGAGGGGTTTGGAGATGAGAAAATATATCCCACATTGTCCCTACAAAACATGCCAAAATAACCACCGGAAGAACTTAAAAGGGCGCTGCAAATTAGGCCTAACATACCGGTACGGCCAGGGAATATGTGAACAATACGCACCGAAAGAAAGACTTTCCGTAGTACGTATGCCAGCTTGGTATAGAGAAAAAAAGGAGGTGTTGAAGAAACTAAAGGAAGAAAACTACGCGCTTCAATCTCGAATAAATGAACTAGAAGACTATATTTCTCAAGGCTGTTGCTCGCAAATAGAAGCTAATGAAAGAATCAGCGAAGAACAACAACGGTGGTTAAACCTACTGTATATCCTTAAAGATATTTACGCGGTAATACAAAAAAGCCAAGGTATTTCAGGGTGGTACCTGAACGGTAACATAGCCACCTGGGATGAGTTTGAATTCACATCACTAATTGAACAAGAACTGGAAGCACCTGGGGAAACACAGTCAAAAGTAAATACGAAAATATAAAGAAGGAGGTTTAAAAATTGGTAGATTACAGACACACAAAATGCTGGAATTGTGAATACATGGGTAAGCACGGAAAGGAGGATGCACGAGGGAAACCTATCGCATGGTGCTTGTTAAAAAACCACATTGTTGCGCCAGAAATAGGTTGTTCTAAAGTATTACTTAAAAAGAAAGGAAATTAAGAACTATGATAAAAAAAGTAGACAAAGAACATTTCTTTAATGTCCGTCACACATTATGTTGGTCTTGTAGCAACGGTTATGCGGGCAAATGCTCATATATAGACATAGGGCCGCCAGTTACAGATGAAACCCTTACTGCGGAAATTAATCATCTTGGAATTATGGCTTTGTGTTGGAAGCCAAGCAATGTTAATGAAGAGAAACACAATAGGAAAAGCGTAGGTAGTTTATTTAAGGTGGTAGAATGTCCACGATATAAGGAGGAAGAGAATAAGGAGGGGGAAAGCAATGTCTAGAATGAGCGGATTAATTACTATTAGTCACCCCAAGCTACGAAATCCTGAAATTTTTTATCGGCAACCATCTGTTACCGGCTTAGTCGAAAAAGAATTTTGCAGTCTTTGCGGAAGTGAAATCCCAGCATTGACCCTGAAGTGGCAATGTTGGGAAAAAAACATAATTCTATGTAAATCCTGTTGGGAGGAGGTAACGATAGTTAATGTCTAGTGTGAAATATTGTCCCTTGGAAGATGATGTAATTTTCATGTCCGAGTGTTTCGGATGTGAATTTCACAAGGAAAATAGGTGCACATACAACGATTATGAGGATGACCTATGCGAAAAGACAAAGCAACAAACCATGTATTGCAGCGATTGCGGACAACCTATCAAAGAATCATTTTATTTCAGCGAAAACGGGAAAATGAAAAATGTATGTTCGTTTTGTCTGTTCGCGTGAAAGGCAGGCGAAAAAACTTGAGGAAATTAACCAAAAACGAAGTCTTTTCGTTAATAAAAAAAGACGTAGACCAAAGAATTATTAAGGATTTTTTTGCAGCTTCGGAAGCTGACCGGGATTCAATTGATATGTTAAGTAGATTGGGGCTTTTAGATGAGAATAATCCTAAAATGAACGTTACCACATATATTGCCATTTTAGACGGCATTGCTTTGTCTCAGAAAAGCAGGTAAAAATTAAAAATGTATGTTTCTTTTGTCTGTTTGCGTGATAGAGAGAAAATTAAAGCTATTTGTTGTATTTTAACCATTTTACTTGTATAATTCAGCTCATTACTTTATTTACGAGTTTGCATTATTAAGCACTTTGCTATATGCTTTAACTTAGAGGTGATAAAAATGAATTTTAGTGACATTATCCTTAAACAAATGCAGGAAAAAGGACTAAAAATAAGTGACCTTGCTGCCATGACAGGTTTTAGTCATACATATTGTGCTGACCTTTTAAAAGGGCATAGGCGCTGGAATGAAGATACTATAGAAAAATTCTGCAAAGTATTTTCGTTAAAGCAAGTTTTTATTCATGATAAAACTAAAGGAGAATAAAAGGAAATAAAGTGTTTCTTACTTATCGTTACCGTATCTATCCAACCAAAAAACAAACTTTCATTCTATCCGACATCTTTTCTATAGCCCACTCTCTTTACAATTACTCTCTTGCTTATCGCCGCAAGAAGTGGAAAGAGAGTCGTTACAGTGTATCCTACTACGAACAAGCGGCTATGTGGCGCGATTGGCGCAACGAAGGTGAAGATAACCCTTTACGCATATTAAATATGAATGCCGGGCAACAGGTATTGCGCCGTTTAGATAAAGCATATAAAGAGTTTATGAAAGGCAAACGGGGCAAACCTCGCTTTCAAAAATCTTCTCGTTTTAACAGTGTTGTTTTTATAGCTGGCAACGGTGCTCAAGTTAAAAATAACCATCTTTATATCCAAAACGTTGGTCTTGTCAAAGTACGTTGGCACAGATTATTACCTGAAGGTAAAGTAAAAACTATTATCATTTTACGTAAGCCATCTGGCTGGTATGTGTTATTCCAGGTTGAAATACCAGAAACGCAGCTTGCACAAAACTTAAAACCTGATGTTGGAATAGATATTGGTATAACGCATGCGCTTGCTTTAAGTGACGGAACAATTATTGACAGTCCACGTTATTTGCAAAAAGTTTTAAAAACATTGCGTAGGTCACAACGGTCATTATCACGTAAAAAGAAAGGCGGTAATAGGCGTAAAAAGGCTGTTAAGAAAGTTTCTCGTATCCATGAGTGCATTGCCAACCAGAGACTAGATTTCTGGCATAAAACCACTAGCCAATTAGTTAGTAATTATGGGACTTTCTATCTTGAAAACTTAGGCCTTAATTTTATGCTACGTAATCGCCATCTTTCTAGAGTTTCTTACGATACTGGTTTGGGAATTTTCCGCTCTTTGTTAAGCTACAAGGCTATCAAGGCTGGGGCTTCAGTAAAAACGGTCAATCCTAAAAATACTAGTCAAGTTTGTTCTGGTTGTAGCTGTTTAGTGCAAAAAACTTTAAATGTCAGAGTTCATTCCTGTCCTCAATGTGGCCTAATTTTAGACCGGGACGTGAATGCTGCTCGAAATATTCTTCTGCTGGGACGCAGCAGTCAGGCGCTAACGCAATCCGTTAGGGTATTCGTTGCCTGAAAAGCTTCCCTATTTTAGTAGGGAGAGTACGTCACACCGCTACGTATATCGCTATTTTAGACGGTATTTCTTTGTCTCAAAGGAAGAGGAGTCACACAATTTAACATTTAGGGGGTAGAAATTTTGGACTTAGACGAAAATCAACCAGTAGAAATATTTTATCCGCGAGCAAAAGACAGGGACAAGGACAAGGAAAAAAACGTAGAAAATCACATGACCGATATTTTGGAAGGAATTGTTACGCACGAGGAATTGTTAGAAATTGCCCAGAAAACGCTGGAACAATTTTTAAAAGGGAGGAAAAAAGAATGTATGAGGAATTAGAAGTATATGCCGAAAGCGTACATAAGCAAGCGCGATTAAAAACACAAAACCTTAAGTCAGGAGAACTGGAAGATTATATAGATGAAAGCATAGGTACATTTACAGACGAACCCAAGCCTAAGTTTACAGTTTCAAATTTAGAACAAGCGGACTGGGCTGTAAGGAAAATCGCTAGAATCGAGGCGGAAAGGGAAGACGCAAAAGCAGCGGCCCAGACCATGATAACAAAAATAACCTCCTGGCTAGAGGAGGAAGAACAAAAGGCAACTAAAAACAGGGAGTACTTTGATTCCCTATTAGAGGACTATCATCGTAGGATGTTAATAGAAGACCCGAAAAAGAAAACAATTAAACTTCCTAATGGGAAACTAAAGTTGTATAAGCAAAGGAGAAGGTGGTCATATAACGAGGAGGTACTTTTAGCATGGCTGAACGAATATAGGCCGGAGTGGACATATACTCCGCCGGTGAAGGTAGTACCAGATAAGGAAAAGATAAAGAGTGGGGTAGGAGTAGATGAACTAGGGCGTGTTATTGACCCGGAAACGAAAAATGTCATTCCTGGGGTAGAGGTGTTTGAAGAAGGGTTGAAGTTTAGCGTAGAAGTAGGTTAGGTATATGGATAGGTAGGATATTGGATATTGGATAAGACCTTTAAGATATAATAACTTAATAACCTTAGAACTTAATAACCTTAGAACTTAATAACCTATAGTACTAGGTTACCTGGTTCCCCCCCAAAAAGCATGTAACCAGAGAACCTATTGTCACACAATTCAGCCAATATCCAAGCCACCTATTCCCTGCCCCCCGCAAGCTTATTGTACACCATAAAAAACTATTTGTCAAGTGTTTTTTAAAAGTAGTAAAAAATAGTTTGACTAAAGATGTAACATAAGCGCAATACTTACTCCTACAAGGAAAAGTAGTTTGACCAATAAGTTTAAAAGTCTTTCTTTTTTTAAAAAATAGTTTGACCAAACGTGTAATTCAAATGTAATACAAGTGCAATACCTACTCCTGCAAGGAAAAATTAAAGAAAAAAAGTTTGACCAATTAGTTTAAAAATTATAGTTTGACCAATTAGTTTAAAATTTTCTATTGACTATTTATTTTTTCATTGTAATATAATAAATATGACTTGTGTCATGTATGTCATGTAAAGCTTTATATTATAATTAAATAATAAAATATGACTTGTGTCATGTGAAGTTTTATGCTATAATAAACTTCAGGGGGAAGATAGATGAAAGGAGGAAAAGAAAAATGTTGACTACAAAAATATTAGTTTTACGGCAAGAACGTAAAAAGCGTGGGTGGAGTTTGGTAAAAGTTTCAATGCTTACCGGTATTTCACCCAATGATGTTTCGTCAATTGAGCGTGGACTTCGTTATGTTTATCCAGGCTGGCGTAAACGATTGGCGGCAGCTTTTAAAATGCCGGAAGAGGAACTTTTCAAAGAAGTAGAAACTTAATAACCTACTAACTTGAAAAACTTTTTAGAAAAATTTGAAAGGGAGGCAAAAACATGAATAATTCCTGGAAAACTGAATCAACAGGATACTCGATAGGCGAATTTTACACCCAATCAAAGGACAAGCAAGGACACAGTACGCTTTACCACGTCCGGATTCCTGATCATATCGCGGCGGAACTGAGTAAAATCGTGGCGTCTGGGAAAATTCCTCGTTATTCTACTCCTCATGACGTTATTAGAGATGCAATTGTCCATCGGTTAAAATATCTTGCGGATAACTTTTCCGAATTAAAAGAACGTTTGTCCGCAGCTGTGCAAATTGCAATCAGTACGGAAAATGCTGAACGACGCATAAGAGAAGCAGAAGATCTTAAAAACATAGAAGAAACAACACGATTTTGTTGTGAAAAACTCTTTGAATTTAATGATAATATTTCCCTTTTGAATTTTATCGAAGAACAAAAAGAAAATATTCATTCTGTTCGTGAGCCATACAAAACCCGAATTATAAGAGTTCTTAGCAGGTATGAAGAAAGGCTGAAAGATAAATGAGTCTTTGGACTACGGAAGAAGTAAATAATATAGAAGATAAGTTCAGACCTAGCCTTGTTACCAGGGCAAAAAAACGTACGGTCATACCAATTGGAAAAGGCATCTGGAAGGTAGTCGGTGAACCAAAGCTAGGCGACACCTATTCGATGTATAAGGTTACCCTGAATGGAAAGCGGTATTCTTGCTCCTGCTATGCCCATTACTTTGGCGAATCACGGGCAAATAGGATTTGTTCACACGTGTTAGCTGTAATTATGTATAGAAAACAGACCTTATCTACGCCACACGAAATTAAAATTCCTAGCCCTCAAGAGCTATTTCCAGGATTACCTGATTGGGTTAAGGAGTTCCGTCCTGGCCAATGGAACGCAATAGCTGAAATTGAAAATGCCTTCAATTCCGGGGCTAGGGTTGTGTTTCTGGACGCGCCTACAGGCGGCGGGAAGACATTAATTGCTGAAGTTGTAAGGAGGAAATTACAGGCCAGAGGATTATATTTATGTACAACCTTAACATTACAGGATCAGTTTGTTCGTGACTTCCCTTATGCGAAAGTTCTAAAGGGGAGGAGAAACTACCCTACATTTAACTATCCTGAAAGGTTTCTTCTTAATTCAGACTACAAGTTGACTGCTGCCGAGTGCACGGCCAGGGAAGGTGTTCCTTGCCAATGGTGTGACGATATGGATTGCTGTCCTTATAGGGTGGCTAAAAGGCAAGCACTAAACGCAGACCTAGCTGTCCTGAATACAGCGTATTTCCTTACCGAAGCAAACACGGGAGGAAAGTTTAGCGGCTGGCCATTAGTAATTATTGATGAAGGGGATAAGTTAGAAGAGGAGTTAATGCGGTATGTGGAAGTTGGTTTGTCTAAGAGAAGGATGGAGAAACTGGATATAGGTTCTCCTGAAAGAAAAACCAAGTCGGAAACATGGAAGGAGTGGATCGAAGATACTGCCATACCGGCAGTAAAACAGTCATTGATCAAGGTAAGGCGTGAGGTAAAAAGGAACCCTACTCCCCGGCAAATAAGAGAAGAAAAATTCTTGGAGCAGCTAAAGGAGAAACTAAGCATCCTTGCCCCTGGAATAACAGACGGTAACTGGGTCTATACCGGTTACGACCGGGGCGAAGTATCATTTAAGCCGGTTAAGGTTGATAACTTGGCAGAAGATCGCTTATGGCGGCATGGGGGTAAGTTTCTAATTATGAGCGCAACTATTATTAGTCCGGAACAGTTAGCCGAAGACTTAGGGCTAAAGCATAAGTTTGCAACTGTATCTATGGAGAACACATTTCCGAAAGAGAACAGGCCGTTGTACGTTGTTCCAAAGGCAAATATGAGCTACAAGGAGAAAGAAACGGCCTGGCCTAAAGCAGCCGAAGCAACGGGAAAAATATTAGACTTATACCCGGATAATAGGGTACTTGTCCATACAGTTAGTTATCCGTTGACTAAATATTTGACCGAGAATTGCGGGCATAAAAGTAGAATATTAACTTACCTAAATGTAGCGGATAGAAAAGCAGCTTTGGAAAAGTATAAGGAGAAGCAAAACTCGGTTCTTTTTGCGCCAAGCTTTGATAGGGGAGTGGACTTGCCTGACGATTTATGCCGGGTGATAATTTTGGTTAAAGTCCCCTTTCCTAGTCTTGGGGATAAACAAGTATCTACAAGATTACATACAAAAGGAGGTGATAATTGGTACCGGATACAAACTATTAGGTCTATGGTACAGATGACAGGGCGCGGGGTTAGGAGTGTAGATGACCACTGCGACGTCTGGATCATAGACGAACAGTTTGTGGTTAACGTATGGAAAAAGGGCAAGCACTTTATACCTGAGTGGTGGAAGGAAGCGATAGTTTGGGATAGGAGGATATAAAGAATATAAAGGAGGTGAGGTAATGAAAGTTGAAGATGAGGTAATTAATAAGGTAATTGATGAGGTAATGAAAAGGTTAACACTTAAAGACATACCAAAGCATATCTGGGAAAATGTGTTAGAGAAATGGAATACGGTCGAGGTATGGGACGATGACTTATGGAGAGACTGTGCACTTTGCGGATATTGCAGTAGGGAAGGGTCGCCTTTCTTTCCTTGTGTTTATTGTCCGTTACCTGTAACTTATCCCAAAAATAGTACTACTGCTTTTTGCACAAGCCTTCGTCAAGAATCTGCATTATGTTTTAAAGAAGGAAAAAGTATGGAGACATGGCAGGATAATGTTAAGGAATTTTGTAGTTTGGTTCGTGGGTTAATTCATAATAAAAAAGTATAAATATAAAGGAGGTGGTAGTAAGGTAATGAAGATGAGGTTAACACTTGAAGACATACCAGAGTATACCTGGGAAAATGTGTTAGAGAAATGGGATACAGTCAGGTTATGGAAGGATGATTTATGGAAATCATGTGCGCTTTGTAGATATTGTGGCGAGTCATCCTTCAGGGAGAAAGGATCATCAATCTTCTCGGCCTGTGATTGTTGCCCGTTGCCTATAACTTATTCCAAAAACAATATTCCTTTTTGTGTAGGTAGTTGTCAAGAATCTGCGTTATGTTTTAAAGAAGGAGAAAGTGTGGAGGCGTGGCAGGATAACGTTAGGGAATTTTGTGATCTGGTTCACGAATTAATTCATAAAAAATATTTAGGAGAAAAAAATTAAGGAGGAAAAAAACAATGGAAGAAAAAAACAAAGGAAATTGGGATACGGAAAGCGGATTCTTGGACGATTTCGACTTCACAATAACAAAGTCATGGTTCTCTACCGATAGCAGGTACAAGAATGGCGAAGTACTTTTGCTTCATTGGGAAGGAACTACAGACGACGAAGAAACGCCCGAGCAAACGGTTCTTATCCCCTGCGGTACGGGATGGGATAGCCTGGACGGGGGAAAAACGGCCCTGCACGAAAAAGGTAGAAAACGGTTTATTAACACAAGTATTTACGGGCGGATAATAAATCGTTGTATAAAAGAATTAGGCATGTTGGAGGTCTTAGAAAAAAGAGGTAACCCTACCGTTGCGGCAGTATGGGAAGGGATAAAACTTCACCTAAAAAGAGAGAAGCTAGAATTCGGCGCGGATATAAAAGCAGTTGACAGACTTATGCCGACCGAGTTTTTAGGAATAGAAGGATTTAAGGCTGCTAAAACTGAGGCTAAAGCTGAGGCTGTAACTGAAAAGACTGCAACTAAAAAGAAAGAAGAAAACAAAAGTAAAGAAGAAAACAAAAGTGATGATAATTTAGATGATAGTTCAAAGGAAAATAAAATACTTATAGCAAAACTGAAATCCCTGGCTAAGAAACATGATTCTTTTGACGATTTTATGTCTGCTGCGTTAGAAAACCCTGACGTTGCAGATAATGATGAAATACTGGCTATGGTTGTGGATGAAGAAGAGGGAATTTGGAGTTTAGTCCGGGAATAATAGTCCGGGAATAATAGTCCGGGGATTTTAGGAGCAAAAGTAACTATGACAGATAAAAAAATTATAGATAAGAAAATTTCGGAAGACAGTCGCCCCATCGCATACGAAGAAAACGGAATATCTATTTATCGCGCCTCTGCCATAGGCGGGTGTCTGCGTTCGCTGGTAGCCTCTAGATTGGGCTACCAGCCCCTGGCACCGCCAGAATATTTAAAAAAGGCTGCACAGGCAGGGAAGGTAATAGAAGGAGAAGTAGTTAAAGCGCTAGAAAAGGAAAATTACAAAGTATTGGCCAAGCAAAAGGAATTCAATTTGCCTGTAAGTGGAGCGATTATAAGAGGTCATATTGACGGAAAAATACTCGAAATGCCTATCCTGAACATTTTGGAAATTAAATCAATGTCAGAGAAGCAGTTTTCCTTATGGAAAAAACATGGGTTCAGGCAATTCCCGAAGTATGCAGCTCAAATATGCGTGTATATGCTGAGTTTTAATTTGCCTGCGGTTTATATAGTTGTGCCTAGAAATGAATGGGCGTTAGATGTTAAAGACTTGGATATAAGGAGGGTTAATTTTCCGTTGCCGTTTTCGCCAAGGTTGTTATTTGAAAAAATTGTTAAAGCCGAGGTTTATGTAAGAAAAGAACAGTTGCCGGAAAGGGAAAAGGGGGAAACTTGCGACTATGAATTGTACCATAACTGTAGCTTTCAGTATTTGTGTCAAGGAAAATATTAAGGAGGCGAAATATTTATGCTTCAACAATCCAAAAACCTACGCGAAAGAATCCTTGCCATTGGCAGCTTTGGATCGGGGAAATCCTATGCCTGGCTATCTATCGCCCGGAAAGCGCAAAAGACAGGCTCAAAGGCAAAGTTCTACTGTATAGATACGGACTTGTCTATTGAGAGGATGCTAACAGAAGAATTTAGCGAATTAAGAAACGTAGAGCTGGAATGTGTGTTTGAGTGGGAAGAATACACGGCAGCTTTGGACAAGTTTAAGAAAATATCTACTCCTCAAGACTGGATTATTGTTGACATGATTGACATTGCATGGGAAGCAGTTCAGGGCTATTTCACGGAAGAAATATTTTCAAAAGATATTGGCCAGTTCTTCATAGAAGCAAGAAAATCCATGAAGCCAGGGGATAAGAAGGTGAAGATTTTCGATGGGTGGAAGGACTGGCAAATAATCAACCGGCTATATTTCACCTGGGTAAACAAACTCATATACCAAAGCAAAAGCCACATCTTTGCAACGGCAAAAGTAGAAAAGATTTCCGATGAGGATGAGGATAAGAACACGCGGTTGTTATTTGGGCAGTATGGAGTAAAGCCGCGTGGACAAAAGTATCTGGGTCATCAATTCCATACGGTGTTATTGCTGAACCAGTTTAAGGCGAATGATTACAGAATAACAACAATAAAGGATAGAGGGAGAAAGGTACTGGAAGGAGCATCGTTAAGGGATTTTAGTATTCAATACCTAGTGGGAGTAGCTAAGTGGAAGATATAAACAGAAGAGAGGTATAAACATGATTGGATTGTAACCTATAAATCTAAGTTAAAGTATGTAAGGAGGAATTAAAAAAAGTGGTTGATTATCAAATTCTAAACCTTGATCAATTGTTATCTTTTAATATTCGAGATATTCGGTTACAGGTAATTGAAAGGTTAAAAGAACGTATAAAGCAAGGATATAATCCAGCAAAACCATTAACGGTAGTGAAAACTGAAGCTGGTTTCTTGGTTGCGGATGGAAACCATCGGTTGAATGTATTAAAGGAGATAGGAGCAAATTCTGTCCCATGTGTTATTTATAGCGACAAAGACCCTTATAGCTTAGCTGTTTCTTGTAATCAAGATGAAGATACGTACGCCCCCCTGGATTTATTCGATTGGCTTAATATCATAAGTCAACTTCGGGAACAAAACCTAACCCAAGTGCAAATAGGAAAACGGATTGGGTGGAGCCGGGATAAAGTTCAAGGTTACGTTGATATTTTAAATAAAGTTGTGGCACAGGTTTTAGATTTAGCAAAACAACACCAAGAAGGGTATGCCACAGGGAATGTGGCACTTGCCACATTCAACTATACTGAAGGGTGGTTTCGTACCAGCAGCCTATATGACCTAAACGAAAAATACCAGTTACTTTTCATGGAAAAATTTATAGCTGATAAATGCAATTGGAATAAAGAAAAAATACAGAAAGAAACAGCCAAATACAAGCTTTGGCAAGTATTTATTATTATAGCTGAAAGTGAATTAGTTAACCAAAACGAGTTGCAAAACGTTATTGCAATGATAGAAAATAATATCTTTAAAACAGAAGCACAATTGCGGCTAAAGATTAACGATTTAAATAAAAAAGCTAGAAACAAACTTATTTGTGGTGATTGTCTTGTAGAGCTTGAAAAATTAGAAGATTGCAGCTTGGATTTAATCGTTACTGATCCACCTTACGGTATTAACTATAGCAGTAATCGTAGTCAATTTAATGATCATATTACAAAGGAAGGTATAACCAATGATGCTAATTTAAACGAGACATTAAAGATATTTGATAGTGTTTGTCAAATCTTAAATTGTAAAACAAAACCTGATGCGCATATTTATGTATTTACTTCTTGGAAAGTATATCCCGATTTTGTTAATATTTTAAGTAAATATTTTGAAATTAAAAATCTTATTATATGGGATAAAGAAAATCATGGTAGTGGAGACCTTGATGGTGCATGGGGAAACCGATATGAATTAATTATGTTTGCAACGAAAGGTAAAAAAGCTTTAAATAAAAGACGTGATGATATTATTCAAATTCCACGTCTTTCTTCTAGCAAAATGATTTGTTCGACACAAAAACCAGTAGAATTAATAAAAGAAATTCTTTTAGTATCGGCACAAAAAGCGGATGTTGTTTGCGATCCGTTCATGGGGTCGGGCTCAATTATTAAAGCAGCTAAGGAATATGGCAATTTAAGTTATATCGGCATCGAACTTGATAGGACAATGTTTGAAAAGGCCAAAGCATTTATTGGTGGTGATGCCGAGTGAGTATTACTGAAATAGGACGTGAAGGCGAAAAATTAGCAAGGTTGGTTTTAAAGCGTTGGGGATGTGAAAGCCTTTTTCAGGCAGATTGGCTTGTTTATAAAAAAGGGCAGTGGTATGTTGTTGAAGTTAAACGAAAGGAACGATATGAGCCACCACCGTTTGAAGGACATGGATTAGATATTCGTCAAATAAAAATACGGTTAAGATTTCAACAGGAAACTGGAATTAGGTGTCTTTTTCTGGTGTTTGATTTGACTTCTAGGGAGACATATTGGCAGTGGCTTGATGTTTTAGATAGAGGAAAACATTTTGACACGATACGTCAAATAAGGATTTATCCTATTGATGCATACGAAGTGGTCGATAAAATTTCTGCATTTTAATGTTGAAGAAATGAAGCGGGAATTTCTAATTTCTAAGTGGAATATTCTGAAAGAAAGGAACGGAAGAACATCATCTTAATAGCCCCAACTGAACCACCACAATTACACTCTATTGGCAAAACATCACCCATAACCGAAAAATATGGATCAGATATATTATTTTCATCTAAAAAGCATCTCATAGGAATACAAAGAAAATCCTTCCCTGATGACTTTCTCGCTTCCCTTTATGATGGTAGGTTACAGAAGGAAGCTGCGCAAATGAAAAGGTTACATACCGCTATCCTACTCCTAGAAGGCAAGCCTTTTTGGACATTAGACGGAGCATTAATAGACAATAACAGACGTTTTTCCATAGCGCAATTACGTTCTTTGTGCTGGTCATTGAACTTGCATGGCATAGTTACCGATTTTACCTCTTCAATTACCGATACGGCCGAATACGTAAAACAATTATATAAATGGACGAAGAAGGAAAAACACATAAGTTTGGTTCGCAGGCCTAAGACGCAAGGTAACTGGGGAAAAGCCTCTTCGGAAGATTACGCCATGTTTTTATTGCAAAGTTTTCCCGGAGTTGGAGTTACTTTGGCCAAAAACATCTACTCTCATTTTAACGGTTTGCCGTTTCAATGGGACTGCACGAAAAAAGAATTGACGAACGTAGCTGGAATTGGCCGTCATCGGGCCAAAACCCTTTGGGAAATGTTTGACACTAAAATAAGGAGGTAAAGAAATAATGGCATTTAGAAAGGGTCAAATACTGAAAATTTTAGCAAGACGAGCGGACGGGGATGGGTTTATTTTTAAGGAACTAGACAAAAAGGCATACGAACATGATTACAAAGGCTTTAATTTTTTCTTATATAAAATAGGCAGATATTGGAGTGCTAATGAATACTCCTCAGGGGCACATATATGCGGAATGTCTAAAACTAAGAGTGATTGTATAAACATTTTAGAGATTATAATTGATAATAAGGGGCAAGAAGAAGTTTCCAATGCTATTTCTAGGACAATAGACGAATTTGGTTATGCGAATATTTAGCTGTTGCCTCATACATTCATTATAGATAGGAGGTATAAAAAATGAAAAAGGTTCAAATTAATATTTCTATTCCTGAAATTTGGAAAAAGAAACTTGAGCACTTAGCAAGAATTTACTCTGTTGAAGAAGAAACATCATTAACCTATTTGGACTTGATTCGTAGAGCAACTCAAGAAAAGTACATTCAAGAACAAAAAACTAAGGAATAGGGGCGGTGGATACAAATGTTAATCAATAAAGGGTATAAGTATAGATTAGAGCCGACAGTAGAGCAGGAAATAATGTTAAGTAAGACTACTGGATGCTGTCGGTTTGTTTACAATTATTTCTTAAAATTAAATGTTGACCAGTATGATAAAGAGAAAATATTTATATTCAACCATCAAATGGTAACCATACTTCCTAAACTTAAAAAAGAATATCCTTTTCTTACCGAAGTATTTTCTCAAAGTTTACAGACATCGGTAAGAAATCTTTCAACTGCCTTCAAAAACTTTTTTAATAAACAAAATGCTTTTCCAATCTTCAAGAAGAAAGGGAAAAACGATAGTTTTACTTGTCCGCAAAAGTTTAGGATTAAAGAAGAAAGAAACTATATTTTTATTCCCAAAGTTGGAGAAGTTAAATACCGTAATTCCAGACCACTTGAAGGGAAAGTAAAATCAATTACTGTTTCTCGTAGATGTGGTGATTGGTATGTTTCTGTATTAACTGAGCAAGAAGTTCAGGAAAAAACTAAAACGTTTGATAGTCCTGTAGGTATAGATGTTGGTTTAAAAGAATTCGCCGTACTTTCTACAGGGGAAGTAATTCCTAACCCTAGATTCTACCATATACTTGAAGAAAAACTTGCTAAACAACAAAGAAAACTTTCAAGGAAAGAAAAATTCTCAAATAATCGAAAAAAGCAATTAGCGAAAGTACAAAAAATTCATTCAAAGATAGCCAACACCCGAAAAGACTTTTTACATAAACTTTCAACCCAAATAGTCAATAACCACGATGTAATTGGAGTTGAAGACCTAAACATTAAAGGTATGGTTAGAAATCATTATTTAGCTAAGTCTATTACTGACGCTAGTTGGAATATGTTTAATAATTTTCTTAAATACAAATGTCTTTGGCAATCTAAAACATTCCAAAAGGTGGAAAGATTTTATCCTTCAAGTCAACTTTGCTCTGAATGTGGCAGTAAACAGATAATGCCTTTACATTTACGCACATATGTCTGTAAAGATTGCGGAACGAACATAGACCGAGATTTTAATGCAAGTAAAAATATAGAATTAAGAGCTTTACAATTAGTATTAGCTTAAATATTTAGTAGGGTGGGGCGCACCCGAATTAACGCTTGTGGAGATATGAGTAGTCAAAAGACACTCAGCCCAAGAATCCATGGGGCTTGTCCCGTGTGAGCTTCAAGCAAATATTTAAAGGTAAAAGGAAAAGCAAATGAAAGAAAAAATTACCCTTGCTAAACTACGAATACAATTACGAAAGGAAATTAAAACCTGTACATCCTGCTCCCTACATCGAACACGCAAGCAAGCAGTTCCCTTTTCCGGTCCTACGCCCGCAAGAATAGCCTTTATTGGTGAAGGGCCAGGAGAACAGGAAAACATTCAAGGAATACCCTTTGTTGGCAAGGCTGGCCAGTTATTCAACCAACTCCTGGAAGAAATTAACCTGAACCGAAAAGATGTATTTGTATGTAATACGGTCTGTTGCAGGCCTCCGGGTAATAGAAAACCCCTTAAGGATGAACTAGAAAGCTGCAATAGACACCTACGCGCACAAATAACATTAGCCCGGCCGGAAATTATTGTCCTTTTAGGCGCAACTGCCTTAAGCTGCTTTAGTAGTGAGAAGATAACATATATACATGGAAGGTTTTTCGAGCAGGACAAGCAGTTGTATTTTCCTATTTTTCATCCTTCCGCCGGGTTGCGCGATGAGTTCAGGTTGAGGGATATACGCAAAGATATGCAAATACTTAGGCAAAGGCTTGTACGGGAAGAGGAAAAATTTGATACTATTGCCCAGGAGCAATTTGACATTGTTAATAAAAACCTTAGCAAGAGTTTTAATAAGGAATTGGAATTAGTTAAAGTAGGCAAAGTAGGCCGGTGTAATATGTTTGATTGGTTAACTAATCATTATCCGGCTACAGCCAAAAAATGGGGTAAAATAGAAGAGGAAATTGACCAGGTATACAAACATAAAGACATAAATACTTTCCTTGACGCTTTGTCCGCGTACGAGAAAACAGGACAGGTGATTATAAAGTTATACACAACTTGGCTAAAAAGGAAAAACATACCGGAATAGGCTTGACAATCCTGTATGGCGGAGGGAAGAATTATGAAAACTTAGAACACGGAACGGCAAGCGATTTAGAAACTTGGAAAGCAAAAGAATGCCTCGGATTTTTTAGTGTGATCCAGTATTCCAGGTTGGGAATAAGAGAAATAAAAAGACTTTGGGAGGAAACAGGACTTGACTTTCAGTGAAAAGGAGGCAACTATGGATTTTGAAACTATAGCCAAAGAAATAGTGGAACTATTAAACCGTAAGACTGCTGACTACGGCAATTCCTACGACCGGCTACGGAAAGAGTTTGGAGCTACTTCCTTCTACATTAGGCTATTTGATAAACTTTACCGTCTTATGGAAGTAGATGAGCACGGCCACCAGGTAGAGGAGACAGCCCAGGATACCCTACGGGATATTGTTGGCTATTGTCTGTTAGAGCTACGTCACAGAGAGAAAGGAGCGTGATTATCTTTGTCTACACCAAAAGGGGCATTATTACCTTGCCATTTCCTATGGGGTTACTATGTACACGCAATTAATGGTAATGTGTTATTATCCAAACATTCAATTGAACAATACTTGAAGACCACAAAACACTTTCATAAACAAAAAAAATCTACAATAAAAAACAACCATATCAAAAGATTAACTGATTACATATACAAATTTTTGAATAATCTCTAAAGAAAAAGGAGGAAAGAACAATGAAGCGGAAGGCATGGTGTATAAGTAATAGTGGTGATAGTAGTGATGATCATGACTGCATTGTTTTTACAGAAACAGCAGGAAAGGCAAGGGTTTTGGGGATGTTTGAATTCGGATGTGATTTTATTGACATTAACGTAAGGAGGGAAAAAAAGTATGATGAATTTGCGGAAAGGGGTTATATTCCCGTAGATATGTTATTAAAAGATGGCTGGTGGTTCGAATGTTCCGGCTGTTTTTCAAAGGTAAATAAAGAAAATAACGTGCTGATTAGAGGGAAAAATGTTTATTGCCCTGATTGTGCAAGGAAAACTATTAACAATTGCGGTTAATTGCGGTTAATTGCGGTTAAGCTTCAAGGATACGGCCACCGGACAGGGGCCAGTTTTAAGGAGGTTTTGATAGCTTGACAAAACATATATAAATGTGTTAAAATATATTCATGAACAACATATATAAACCAAAAGACTTTTCAAAATTAATTGGCCGGACAGTGAACACGCTCCAGCGATGGGACCGGGAAGGTATCTTAAATGCTCATCGTTCACCTACTGGAAGGCGCTACTATACCCATGATCAGTATCTTAAATATCTGGGGCTCAAATCAGAAGGAAAGGGGGAAATAATTGTTTATGCAAGAGTATCAAGTAATGGCCAAAAACCAGACTTGAAAAACCAGGTAGAAGCGCTAAAAGAATTCTGTTACAAAAATGAAATATCTGTGGATGATTGGATTCAAGAGATAGGAAGTGGTCTTAATTACAAGCGTAAAAAATTTAATGAGGTATTTGAACTAATCGAATTAGGACAAGTAAGTAAATTGGTGGTGGCACATAAGGATCGACTTGTACGTTTTGGTTTTGAATGGTTTGAAGCATTTTGTAAAAGACATGGGACTGAATTAATTATTGTGAATGGAGATTCTCTTTCTCCGGAGCAGGAAATGGTACAGGACTTACTTTCAATAGTACATGTTTTTTCTGCCAGACTTTATGGTCTGCGGTCTTATAAGAAGGTGATCCGAGATGCTTGTGTGCAAAAAGATAAGGATTAAAATAAGTCAAGAGGACAAAGTTACCCTAGAATTTATGCAGCGCAAGTGTCGTGGATTATATAACTGGTGGATAGGAAAGTTAAGGAAGGGCGAAAAATGGCATCTCTACGAAGCAAAATTATCGCTGCAAGAAAGCAAAAAATATGATCCTGAACTAAACGATGTTTATGGTAAGTTATTGGCAGAAGTCTATTTTCGCATAGATAGTGCTATGAAAGCATTTTTCCGCAGATTAAAAGAAAACGCGGGCAAAGCAGGTTTCCCTAGATATAAATCAAGATATGAGTTTTTTACCTTAAGTTATCCGGCAATGTATATTAAAACAAATGGTAAAACAGTAATATTACCCACTGGTGGCAAAGGTAAAAATAAGAGTTATCAAAGTATAATTGCAAAGTTAACTGAACAGCCACCGGAAAAATTCAAAGAACTAGCAATCTCAAAGGATTCTCGCGGCAATTACTATTGTTCCTTTGTTTATGAAAGGCCAGAAAAACCCAGGAATAATAGTGGTGTAGTTGCTTTTGATCTAGGTATCAAAACACTGGCTGTAGGCGTAAATGAAAGTGGCAGAATATATAAAATTGGTGGATTTAAAGGATACCGCTGGTATAATCGTCAACTTGACAAAATACGCTCTAAGCGTGACAAATGCAAAAAAGGAACTAGACGTTATCGCTTTTTAACTCAGGTGTATAAGCGAGTATCAGAAAAAAAACATAACAAACAAAAGGACTCGCTACATAAGGCTAGTTATCTTATCGCCTACAAACTGGCTGAAAGTGCTGTTGTGATTGGTGATCTGTCTCAAGAACAGATGGTGGCGAAGTCCGAAAATAAGAACAAAAATCGGGCAGTTAAAAATGACTGGGGACTTTATCAATTTAAACAATTTTTAAGCTATAAGTGCAAGCTATATGGTAAAGAATTGCATGTAATAAGCGAAAGAAATACATCTAAAACTTGCCATAAATGCGGATACATTCAAGCAATGCCACTATACAAGCGCACTTATAAATGCCCGAAATGTGGTTTAGTAATGGATCGTGATGAAAATTCAGCTATCAACATACTAAACCGGTTCTTTGCCCGGCTAGGGCCATATACCACTTAGTGGTACGGTGTACTGCAATAAAATGCAGAAATTAATATGTAAAAATACATTTTGAAAGGCAGGTAAGAACAAAATGAGTTATGCATATAGGGACAAATATAAGTTGCTGCGTGTAGTTGATGATCTGCATACGGCAAAGGAACTTGCGACCGGTAAAATAGTTGAATATCAAGGTGCTTGTATTGACGGATACCCAGCCATACAAATTCAAGTAATCTCGTCTAGCGATGGAAGGGTATATGTAGGAGGAAATGAGAAAAACGGAATAATAGATGTGAGTAAACTTCCCGAAGTAATTGCGAACGAGGTTAAGGAACTGTTAAGCAAGATAGGTATATGAAAAAATTTTAAGGAGGAAAAACTAGGAAAATTAATCTAGAAAACTTTAGAAAACTAAAGGCCCCAGGAGGTCGTCCGGGGCCTTTGAAAAAAGGTAGAAGGGAAATGTGTTTACCAATACAAGAATAGTATATTACAAAAAACAAACAATATCAAGGATTTTTCTAGAAGGTGATGGATAAAAACCAGGTAAAGGATGTAATAGTTTAATGCGTTCGCCAATTGTTTGGTTTGGAGGGAAAGGGAATATGGTAACCAAATTACTCAAACTAATTCCTCCTCACCATACTTACGTTGAGCTATTCGGGGGCGGGGCTAGCCTATTATTCGCCAAAAAACCTTCGCCGGTAGAGGTTTACAACGACTTGGATAGCGGTCTTGTCAATTTTTTCCGCACCCTGCGTGACCCGGAGAAATTTGAAAAGCTTCATTTGTTGGCCTCTCTTACGCCTTGGAGCCGGGAGGAATACAATTTTTGCCGGAAGACATGGAAGCAGTGCAAAGACGACGTAGAACGGGCTTATCGGTGGTACATCGCAGCAAGGATGAGTTTTAGCGGACAGTTCGGAGCAGGTTGGGGTTTTGACGTTACCGAAAGCAGTCGAGGAATGGCCGAAGAGTGTTCCAAATGGCTAAGTATGATCAAAGGCCTGCCGGAAATCCATAATCGTCTAATGCGAGTACAGATAGAGCACAACGACTTCCGTAAAATTGTTAAGACTTACGATACGCCAAACACGCTTTTTTATTGTGACCCACCTTATGTGCCTGACACGCGTAAGGACGGCGGCTATACGCATGAAATGACCATAGAAGATCATGAAGAATTAATTGAATTACTTCTCCAAGCAAAAGGGATGGTCATCCTCTCCGGATACCGCCACCTGGTTCATGAACCGTTAGAACAAGCCGGGTGGCAGCGATACGATTACGAAACATCTTGCTCTGCCGTAGGCCGGACACGAGCAACCGGAATCCTGGGTAAAGGTGCAGCCCTTAAAATGCAGCCGAGGATAGAAACCGTCTGGGTCAATTCCCATGCGGTAGAGGTGAAATCCAGCGGACAGTTGACGCTGTGGGCTAAATGTCCACAATAAAAAAGAAAGGTGGGAAGAATAATGTTAAGAAAACTACCCGAAGAATATTTACGCGACCCTTATGCAACCACTCCGGAAATTATCTACCCAAATACATCCCAGCTTGCCGAAGAGGAAAATCTTAATAGTGAAGTAAAGACATACTTTCTTCCAGAAGCATTCACCTGGATAGGTAAAAAGCAGTCGAAATGTCAAGTTGGTATGAAGAAGTATAAGTTTTTTATTTGTAGTTCTGCAGCTCAAAAGGCAGGCTTGAAAGTAGGGGATAGAATATCTTTTGGTGTGAATAAGAAGTACATGCTTATTAAAAAGGACGAGGAAAGTGAAATACAATGCTTAGAAGGCGATAAAAGAAAAAGAAAAAGGAGGGAGTATGAGACATTGAGGATAACAACCATTTTCGCCTTAAAAAAAGTGCTTAAGGAAAATGGCTGGCCAGAGTCTTTTATTGTTGATGTAAAACTACAAGATAACATGTTGGTGGGAGAAAAACCAGTATTGTCTGGAGATGAAATTATTGAAACTGGCCAGGAACAAGCTATCCATCCCTGGAGAAGCTAAAAAATCATGTCTAAAGAAGAATTTAAAAATAAAATAATGGAAGGGAGACAAATTTAATGAAGTTCACCACCAATAAAACAAACTTACTTAACACCTTACAAAAAGTAACCAAAGCAGTTCCCTTAAAAGCACCCATGCCTATTTTAGGGGGAATCTTATTTGAGGTTCATAATAATTATTTAACCGTTACGGCTACAAACCTGGATATTTCAATTCAATGCACGGCAAAAGTAAATGGTATTAGAGACGGAAGTATAGTCTTACCCGCGCATTATATCACTGAAATTGTGAAGCGTCTTCCTGATACACGCGAGGTAGAAGTAGAAAGTAATGATTTAAAAACTACTTTACAGTATTATGCAAGTCAATCAGACACAATAGGTTCGCAAACAGTGATTCAAGGGTTTAACTCAAGCTCTTTTCCTTCTTTTCCGTCTATTTCCAACCTTAAAACTCTTTTAACTATTAAGGCAAAACTTTTAAGTGAAGCTTTAAAACGAGTACTTTTTGCAGTATCTTATGACGAAAGCCGGCCTATTTTTACCGGAGTTCTTTTTCAAAAAAATAATTTCCTAAAATTAGTTACTACTGATACTTACCGTTTAGTTTGTAAAACATTGCCGCAGACAGGAGAAGAGACAGGAGAAGAGACAGGAGAAGCTATAGATAATGTTATAATTCCTGGAAAGAATTTAAAAGAATTAGTTAAAATTTTAGCCCGAACCGAAGAACAAGATGATGTGGAAATTTATTTAGGAGATAATCAAGTTTTTTTTGTTATAAAACCTAAAAATGAGGATGAACAAGAAGTATATCCTACAATTTTAGTTTCCCGTTTAATTGCAGGACAGTTTCCTTTATATCAACGGATTATTCCTCAAAAGTTTATGTTTTCTGTTTGTTTAAATACACAGGAATTAAAAGCTGCCGTAGAAAGAGCAATGCTTTTTACTCAGGAAAATACTTGGGGAAATATTTCCTTAGTCACCCTTAATTTTCAACAAGAAAAATGTGTTGTTTCTACTCAAACAGAAGCTGGTGGAATTAAAGAAAATTTAATTATAGGAAAACAATTTGGTCAAAGTGCGGATGGGCAGGATGGTTTTCTTGAGGATGAACGTAGTATATGTTTTAATGCTCGTTACCTAGTGGAGGCACTGCAGGTCATACCTACTGAAGAAGTAGATTTTAATATATCTGGTCCTTTAAGTGCAATGGTTATACATCCAGTTAACAGGCATGAGGAAGATACTGAAGGAAAAGAAAACACTGAAGAACCTGATTATTTATCTCTTTTGTTGCCGGTCAGGGGAAAAGAATAAAGAAAAGATGTGATATAGCAATGGTGTACGCATATAGAGACAAATATAATAGATTGCACGTAGTTTATGACCTGTATACAGTAAAGGAATTTGCAAGAGTCAAAACAGTTAAATATCAAGATGAATATCAAGGTGCTTGTATTGACGGATACCCGGCTGTATTAATTAATTTGAACACTCCCACCGCAGGAAGAAGAAAAGGGGGAATATAACAATGCAACTAGTGAAAGATAGAGTATATCTGGCCTCGTGCCAAAAGTGTCAGGAAAGAATAAATGTTTTGTTATTAAAAATTCTAAAAGAAGATGGGAAAACGTGGTATGTTTGCCCGGAATGTGCCGAGGAAAAAGTACATAAGGAAGTGAGATAATGCAATGGATAGCTTTAACGCTATCTTTAACGGGTAATATACTAATAAATTATCAGAAAAAACAAGGGTTCGTTATTTGGACTTTAGCAAACGTAATCTGGATATACCTTGCTTTCACTAGATGGGATTGGGCACAAGTAGCCCTATTCACGGTATATACAGTTTTAAACATACATGGCTTATATACGTGGAAAAATAAAAAAATAATAGAAGGTAGGTAAATTTAATGCCAATTAAGTCTGTTCCAGAAAAAGAATATCTTGAATATCCTCAGACTCTTTGTCTTTCTTGCACTCATCTCTGGTCGCCATACTGTATAAACTGGCGGCTGAAGGATTGTGAAAAGGCTATAGATGCAATGGGTGCCAGCGCGGTAAAAACGGCGGTAAAAGAAGATAAAGGCGAGATATATAAGTATAAGATTATATCTTGTCCGCACTATAAAAAAATTTAAAAAAATAATAGCCTGGGGCTTATCCTTAAAAGAAAAGCCCCAGGCTTTAGGCATGGGGAGTAGTCATAATAAATTAAGCCGGTCAAACCACACAATTATTTTTTGTTCAGTTTCATTTAAAAGCTCCGGGTTTTTTACCAAACCCTTTTGTACAGCTTTTTTCACGCTTTCTTTCGCCCATAATGCAATATTTTCAAACCCTTTTTCCGGCAAATCCAGTCCTAAATATGCTAGAATTCCCTTTCCTATACCGAGAGCACATTTTTTTTGAAAACTTTCCTGTTTTAAAAGTGCTTCCTCGGCAGGGTTAGAAAGAAAACCACATTCCACCAGTACTGCTGGCATCGTGGTAAGACGCAGGACGGCAAAGTTAGCTTCTTTTGTTCCTCTGTTTTTCAGACCTGTTTCCAAAATCAGTTGATTCAAAATTATATTAGCGAGCTTTCTACCCGTATCGGAATTGGGGTAGTAAAATGTTTCTAGACCGTGAGCAAAAGAATTGGTTACTGCATTACAATGAACGGAAATAAATATATCGGCATTTTCTTTATTGGCGATGTTAGCACGTTGCGACAAGTTAACGTTGACATCGCTTGTTCGCGTAAGTATCACTTTGCAATTAGTACTGTCCAGGTATTTTGCTGTATATTGAACAATAGCAAGGGTTATGTCTTTTTCTTGAACGCCGGTAATTCCGACGGCGCCTGGCTCCTGTTCACCGTTAATGGCCGGGATCTAGGCAGATAACGTACCTCTTTTCCGGCATTTAGACCACCTCCTAAATATAAACGGCCACGTTGTTCTGGTGTCCGTAAAATCTTCCTTTAGAGTCTCTGGTTCTGTATTTAGCATGAAGTTTTCGGTGTTCAGCTTCATTATTTAAAAGCAATAGATTTTCTTGCCTGTTATCCTTTGTGTTGCCGTTGATATGATGTACAACCTCTTCCGGCTCTAAATAGCGCCCAATAACTTCTTCGATTATTAAACGATGTTCTGTAATATAACCATCATTTGTTGCATAAGGATGATTTGGACAATGAACATATACATAACCGCTAGTAATGGTTTTTCCGCCACGCCATTTAGGGTTATATTTACCTTTTTTATCCTTATTGTAACATTCTTTACTACAGTGCAATCTACATAAAGGATTTTTTCGATAATAACATCGTTGATACACAGATAATTTAAATTCCTTACTACAGACAGGACAAATAGACCTTTCAGGAGCAATTATTGTGGTATTCATTCAAATTCCTCCCTTAAACTGGTGAAACCTCGGTGTGGCACTAGAACCATCTCCTCAAAGTTTACTTTTTTCGTCTACTTTTTTCGGTTTCGTTGCCACTCTTCGCTTTGTTGCCACTCTGGATTTAACTCCCACTTCTGTTCTTTTGTCTCTAATTCTCTCTCCTTGTCTATAACTGCTTTTATTATCCAATAGATAGTTGAGAAAATCATAAATATTACAGAAACGAAAAGAACTAGGTTTAAATATCTAGGAATAGGTATATTTAAGAAGGCATATACATGACCGCATATATCGGTTAGTAAAAAACAGATATAGCCCAACATTAAATAAAAAGCCCCTTTAAACAGGTTTTCTATTATTTTTCACCTCCGCATCCCAGTAACCATCCAGTTCTGTAGTATTGTCTATTTTTCTTTTATTAGTAACATCAGTAAGACTAACCCCACCGGCATCAAAAACAGTATTCCTGCAAAAAACACGTCGGTGTGACATTTAAATTACCCCCTATTTTAGCGGTTCTTTGGTAATAGCACGCAGAATCAAATTTATTACTACTAAAATACTGGCAGTCTCTTCAGTGCTTAATTCAAAGCCAATCTGCGATTGAAGAAGCAAAGCAACAAGGGCGATAATATTAACCTTAATTGTTTTCGACTGCCACCATTTCTTTCCAATACTTTCATTAATCATAATTCTTCCCCCTTTTAAATTCGTTTTTAAGCTATCCTAAAGTAGCGGCTGGTGTGTTTGTACCTGTAAAGCGCCTATCGTTCAAATTTGAGCTATTAATTATGTTTTTTATACCATTCAATTTCATCTTTTAGAATACTTTCAAATAATTCGCACTCATACCACTTGTCACCTTTGCACTCATGGTAGTACTTTGGACATTGAATTTTGCAAGCACGAATATATACAGAATGACAAAATGCTAGATATTTGTCTCTTTCGCGCTCAAAATCAGCGTTCGTGTTTGCGCTCATGTATCTCCCTCCTTTCTTAAATGTTTCTTAATGTGTATCCAAGTCCGCTGATGAAACCTAATTCCTGCTTCATCATGTTTTTGTTTGATTTTCCACCGGCAATCGGAATAGGGACAAATCCATTCGGCTAATTTTTCTTCCTTCTTCGGACAAAATAAATGTTTTATCTTCTCAAACATTCTATCACATCCCTGTCCTATAAATCCAAAAAGGCATACCAAAAATTATACCAATAACGCAGCCACAAGTTGAATTGGATTTGCCAGGCTGTTTCGGTGGGTAAACCATATTTAACTAATTGGTACATTTTTAACACTTCCACTCCAATGTTATTCCAAATTCATCAATTAATCTGTTCAAACATTGATAACAAATATCAAATCCGCTTATTTCCTCTACCGGAAAGTATTGGCCGCACTCTAAACACGGGAGTTCCAAATTAACCACCCCTTGTTCATTTCAAACCGTTAACAATCAATCCCACGCACAGGCTACTTAAAAAAGCTATAAAAATAGAAACTGCCCAAGTCGGACGGCTGTTAATATTTTTTTCAATCATTTCCAGGCGCTCGTTAATCTTTTCCAGGGATGCATTTTGCCTTTTCTCGTGATTGTCCAACCATCCCTCCAGGTTGGCTATTTTTGCCTCTCCTGTTGCTATTCTTTCGGCATCCGTCAATTAAACCACATCCTTTGTAGAAAATTTACCATATTCAGTCAGGAAAGCCTCCGTCTTTATAAACGTGGGGAGTACACATATGTTTTGTCAAGCTTTAAACCGGCCCTCCTGGTTTCTTTTTGGCGTTCTTGATAGCTTTTTCAATCAGTATGTCGTAATAACGTAAGTAATCCTGGACATGCGCCTCGGTGAATCCCGTTTCAGTGGGGGCTTCCGGTATTGGAGCACCGTAAAGGAACCCAGAAGCCATCCGCGAGATCCAATTATATCGCAGCCTGGCCTGGCGCTTGCGTTCCGGGGTAATATCCGAATTCGCTTCAATCTCCCGCAATCCTCCTCTTAATTCAGAAAGATCGCTAGCAATTGCTCTCATCGCTGGAATAGCTACCACCAACCTTGCTTCGTGTTCGCTCAATTTTTTATCATGCAATCTGTAGTCATTATATAGCTTCTGCGCTCTGTCGTAGTCTTTGTAAAATCTGTCCACAATCCGGCTACCACCTTCCGCCGGGCCATAAAGCAAGGGGCCGACAATGGGCACATACTCGATGCCAGATCTCTTTTCACTTCCCGGCCCGGAAAGCGGCAGGCTTAACAGGTCAAGGAAAGTTTCTCCCACGCCGCCAAAAGCACCCTTCATAAAATAATCAATCTGCCGTGGACTGGGCGTTTTATCTCCCATAAATAGGGCCGCTATCTGCGCCAGTTTGATGGAAGCCTTTTTCGTCCCTGCCCCGTAGCGATATTCAGGAGAAACTTGCATCTCCCTTCGGGGCACTATCGGAGAACCGTAGAAGGCTTTGTTTCCGTGCAAACTCCAGATTGTTTGTAATACCATCGAAAGCGGCTCGGCGCTGAACGCTTTTTTAACTGCTATGTCAAGGTCTTGTAGTGGCTTTCTCTTGTTCGGGTCGTCCTTGCCAGCCAGCCAGTCAAGGCACCTTTCCAGAATATTGGCCGGCAATGCGTATTCATACGGCTTCGCCAGAGCGATAAACGTGGCCTTGCCAACAGGAAACCACCAGTAGGCATCTCTTGTATTGCTCGGCATATCCTTATACCTATCATCCTTATGTGATAGCGCCCAGGCAATCAAGGTTATTGGCAAAACATAGACTAACCAGCGTGTCATCGTTCCCGCCGGGTCATCTTTTACCTGTCTATATGACCGGTAAATACCCTGTACACTGCCTTGCAGGAAGGGAACGGTACGAGTATATTTCCGCCACCCCGCGCTTGTACCGGAGAGGCCGAAGTTAGTAACAACCTCGCGGGAGGCGTAAGCGGCTTCTACCAGCGCTTTCTCTACTTCTTTAAAGAGATCCTCCGGTATATTTCCTTTCAAAAGGTCGTCAAAAGTAAGATTATGTTTCGCCAGTTCTTTTTTCAATACTGCTTCAAATTCCGGTATCCTGCTAGCCTCTTCAAGTATCCTCAAAGCGTCCAGCGGCGTGTTGACGATTCTCACAAAACTGTTTTTAGCCGTCCTTTTCCAACCGGGGGCGGGTGTAGATAAAAGGCCGTCCGTGGTTATAGATCGGCGCATAGAATTAAGAACCTCCTGTACTGCTGAACCATAGGCGCCAGACTGGATATATAGGTCGAAAATTGCCTCCGCATTTTCGCCGAATCCGGCTGCCGTTAGCGCTCCCTTCATGAACCCTTTAACCATAGAGCGTTCAAAGGTTGTCTTGGACTGGATTCCTGACGCGACAATATCCCTAACAAAAGCATTGGTTAAATAGCGAAAATTAGCCAGTGCCCCAACACGGCTTACCTGGGCTAGCATTGTTAATACTTTCGTAAATAAGTCATATTGGACAGGACGCATACTTTGCACCGCTTCAAATAAGTCGGAGGCTAAGTGCATATAGATTTGTTTGTCGCCGTGCCTGGCTATAATAATTGGTTCCGACTTCTTCAGGTCGCTTTTCAGTCCAGGCATAAATAGTTTAACAACCCTATTTTCATCGTCCGGGTCTAGTTCGCCTAGGAAATTATCTTCAATCTGCTTGGTTAGGTTTTTAATACCAATCTTTTTTACTATCATTGGTCTTTCGGTAAAAACGCCAAACCTGCCCATTTCCGGCATCTTCAGGCTTTCTTCTACCGTTTTCATCATCCTGTTAATTTCGATAGTCTGAACGGTATCATGTAACCGTAGTAAGGTGGCTTCTATAAAGTCCATTGTTGGGGCAGTGTGTCCCTTGTACCATAAGACACCCGGCCCGCTTGAACGCATTGGGTCTTGCGTTGTTCCTCTTGCCTGGCTTTTACCGGGATAATAAAGAGGTATATAGTGTTTTGAACCTTTTCGTATCCTGTCAGCGGTTTCTTTAGAAATAACATCTTCGCTTACTAGTAGGCGTAGGTTAATTTCGCTAAGGTTTTCTGTATATTCATTGACCAATTTAACTAGTTCAGGATAGTCTTTTTCCGCTTGTTCAACGGCTTTATCTATTTTTTCTTTAGTATAGGGTATGTCAAACCCCTTTTTTGCCCTTTCCTGGTAGCGTAACGCTTTACATATGTAGTCGAAAAGTACTACGCCATTCGGTATTTTAGCTGCCTCTTCGACAATTTCCTGTAGTGAACGCTTGCCGGGCAGTACAAAGTTACCATACTTAAACCTAGGTTTTCCGGCAAATAACTGGTTTGCTTCTTCTCTTGCCATTCCCCAAACAGCATAGAGTTTGGCCGGGTTAAAGCTATCGTAACCTTTGCTCGAAGCTTCTATATATAAATCTCGCAAAGGTATGGAAGCGTCGGCAAACCAGAACGTTAATCGTTTCCACCAAGGCACTTCATATTCTCCAATAGCAGGAGCAAACCTTGTTCCTCTTCGGATGGTAAGGTGGCGCATCCTTTCTAGTGGAGTACCAAGTAGGTCTTCTTCGGCTATTGCCATGCACTGGTCAAACACTTCTTGGAGTTCTGGGTTGGTATTGAGGTATTGCTCTAATTTTCTTGTTGTGTTTGGAGCCAGTTTTCTTGCCTCAATATTATCGGCAAACCAAAGCATAAAGAATTCTGCAAAGCCTTCTGGTATTTCTGTTTTAGGTAGATGTTTTCCTGGATAAAGAATATTTGCTACATCGGTCATTTCTGACGGGTCTGGCTTAAATTCTGTCTTAAAGAAAAAGGCATGTCCAAACTCGTGTCCGATTGTCCGCCATTGGTCAAAATAAGCCCTTCTTGCCCTAATTGCATGCGGGGTTTTTTCGTAGGCTGCCCTCGCACCGGCAAACTTCCTGCCAAAACGGGCAATTCTAGCGGTAGTATTTAAGGCGTTGGTGAGTTTTTCACTAATTTCTCTGGTTGCCTTTGGAGATAATTTACCCGGTTCCCGGACAGAACCTACTAGGGGGTAAACGTTGTAAGCTGCCGGTTTGGTGATGACAAAAGCACCGTGTTTTTTCTCGACCTGAGCACCTGAAAGAGTTTCCAAGATCTCTTTTTCATAGCTGTTAAACGGTCTGTTTTCCTGCCAGGTATAAGTACCGTCCTTAAATTCCCTCATGGAACCTTTACTGGTCTTGTTCCCCTCGTAAACGGTGATCACCATCTTGCCGCCGTTCTTTAGCAGGCTATAGGAAAACCTGAGCACATTTGCTCTTTCTTCGGCCTTTGGGATAACGTTTAAGACGTTGTTTAAAGCAACGGCGTCGGCTCCGCCTCTGGTCCTAACTTGCTGTAGGACACTGTTGTTGTGTTCCTCTGGGCGGGCGTAGGGATCATAAACTAGGTTCGTTACGCCGTGTTCGGCTAGGTACTGCGTTCCTCGGTCATACAGACCGCCGCCCACATCGGCAACAACCATGCCTTTTTTGAATATTTCCTTTTCGACGGCCAACCGTAAACCCCTGGCAACCTGCTTTACAGAGGTCTTTTGAGGGACTAAAAAACGGCAAGGATTGTTCACCACCACTGAGTTTACCGCTTTCTTTTCGTTTAATAGCTTCTGGTCCTTTTTCCAATATCTCCTTTGCCTTATCCCATATCTGCTTTAAATACGGCTTTATTTGTTCGCCATAGTCGTGGATCATTTCTGCAGACCAGGCTGAAAACTTGACTACGCCTTTTGTAATTTTCACCGCGCCAACTATTGCGTAATCAATAAGATCGTCAAAAGGTAGGCCGGCCATAAGACGGCCTTTACGGGACTTAATACGTTCTAATGCTTTCCGTTCTGCTTCGTCAAGTCCGCGTTTTGATGGTGAAGAGAACAATGGCTGTCCCTCAAAAAGAACAGAATTACACATTTCTGGGGTAATGGCGAATGAGTGGACAGTACCTGCTGGCGAAAGGTCTAATTTCTCTGTCTTTACACCCCATCGCTTTCCGTATTTGTCCATAAATTGCGGCAAAATATGGTCATAAAAGCCCTCCATGCCTTTTTCGCTGATTCCATACCTTTCTGCCTGCTGTTTTCCAGTTGTCCATGCTATTTTGTCGTAATTGTTTTCTGCCGCATACCGAAGCATACGTTTTATTACAAATTCATGCCAGGTTTTTTGGAAAGGAGCATCAGGAACTATGTCACCACGGAATACACCACGAAACGCGCGTAACGCGTCATACCATTGGGCTATTAAATCATCCGGTACTCCCGCTTGTTCCAAAGCTTTTACAGACCATTGGTCGGAAGGTAAAGATAAGCCATATTCTCTTGCGATCTTGTCTGCCATAGCTTTTTTACCAACAACATAGCCCTCTTTCCGCCCCGCTTGATGCCAATCAGATTGCACTTCTTCAATGAATAGAACCTTATTATCTTCCGAATCAATACGGTCATCAAAACGAACGTGGGCAAAAACATTCTGTTCGGGATAGTGAGGAGACCAGTAGCGATCGACTATCCATTCAGGTAATATAAACATTAATTCTCTATAATTTTTACCGCCGGGGAGTACATACTCACTATATATATTAGTCTTAGATGTTTTTTCCTCAGTCTCCAAACTACTATAATTCAAGTATCTAAGAACGTTATCTTTTTCAACTTTCCCTTTTAGTTCTGCTAACCAATCTTCTATTCCACTCCATTTAATTTCCTCAGCAGGAATATTACTGCCTTTAATAATTCCTTTAACTTGTTCCGGAGTAGATATATTCGGCATTTTGTCAACTATAGTTTCATATAATTGAGAATAGAATGTTGGAAGTATTCTTGGTTCTGTAGGTATACCAGCTAATGATAGTCGTAGTTGTGAAACTAGTTGTTCCGGCGTAAATTTTTGTGCTAAAATTGCATTTGCTTTTCGCCAAATTTCTTCCATATACGGTTTGACATGCTCGCCAAACTCCTTTACCATCTCGGTAGTAAGTTGAGCAAAATTAAGGCCGCCTTTGGCAATTTTAGAAGCGGCTATAACAGCATGATGGTAAATAAGATCAGCGGGAATACCAGAATACATGCGATCTTTGTTATTGCGAATATAATTACGTGAGCGGTCGGCTGCTTCGTCAAGTTTCTTTGACGCTTGTTCAAACTTATTTTTCTTTTCCGCTATACGTTTCTTTGCAGCGTCTTCTGCTGAACTTAGCCAGTTTTCTAATTCGGCTTTAGGCTTGTATTCAGGTAAAGGGTATATTTCTTCTTCAGAGGATATGTCTGCCTCCGCTTCTTCTTTTATTTTGTTTTCGGTGGTTCTACCCTTTTCCCCTTCGGCGGGTACTTTTCCTTCATTACCTTCAGTAACTTGTTTACCACCACTGGGTTCACCTTCAAAAAGCGAAGGTACTTCATAAACGCCTTCCACTCCTTTCACTGCTACGGCAAAAATGTCAGCCTTGTTCGGAATATGCTTTCCAAACATACTTAACTGATTCGGCGAACCTGCGTTTTTTGCCGCTTCAATATAAGAATTAAGTAATTGCACTATTTTTTTAGTATTTCTCTTATACTTATTAAACAGAGAAAGTAACGCTTTACCTTCTTGCGATATATCCTCGCCAAAAAGTGCCTCTTGTATTAAGTAATTATCTATTGACTGCCCAGTTTCCCGAAGATGAGAAAGTTTGTTCATAGCAGCCACAATATCGGGGGTGATATCCAGGTTATAATAGTTTCCCTTTGCAACGCCTTCCTTAAACTTTGCCATCTCCGGGGCTGCAATTAACATAGCATTAGTGATATTTCTAACGTTATTGTCCGTTGACTCGGCCAGTTTTTCGATAGTGGAAATATCTTTGTAAGCACTCGCGAAGATGGCGTTCTTTATTCTGGTTATGCCTTCCTGCGAAAGCTTGCCTTTAGCGGTTACATACTTCCCCCTTTCATTAGGGCTTACTACGTCGCGCATAAAGGCTTCGATGAAGTCCTGATTGGCTAAAGTTAGAATTTCCCCATTCTCGCCCGGACGGAAAATGGAAAGTAGGTTACCGGTAAGTTTCTTTGCATCGGTAACGGCCTGTTCAGTCGCGCTTAACGCCGCCACGGAGGGGATATTTGTTTCTTCTGCAAATTTAGCCCGGTCAACGTTGGTTTCCCTTACCCGCACCAGGACAGGGTTATTTATCTTTTCGACGGCTTCCTTATTTAGGCCAAATTTTTCGGCGTTGTTCAAAAGCCATTCCTTGTATTTCTTTATGTTTGGGTGATTGTGCTTATAACCCCGTTGTAAAGCAATAATTCGCCCGTTGCCGGCCTCCACCACTAAATCAGGGCCGACGATGGGAGCACCCTCGGAAGCCTTTGGGTTCTCGCCCAACCATTCTGGTTCAAGGTTGGTTAGGATAGAATGTACCTGATCCTCGGTAGCTATCCTCGTTCTGTCCCGTGGCTGTAATTCCTGCGGGTAATTTTTGTTCGGGTGCAGGTTGATGTCATGAGAAACGGTCATATCGTTGGCGTCTACTACGGCATAGCGTATCTGGACGGGCGTTTGTTTTTCGGTTTTAACGGTAACAGTTTTACCTTCTATTATAGGTTTGCCAGTTTTAACTTCTGGTTCTTTTTCAGGTTCGCGAGTAGGCAACTCGACCTTCTCCGCCTCGTGTATCTCCAGCTTTTTAATGTCACCCTTGACCGCTGCATGGAGAGTCTTCATCTTTTCCGCAATTATTCTCTTGTTCCACTCGTCAACGTTAGTATTAGCTAGAAGGTAAATAATCCTACTTCGGCTCTTTGTATTCAGCCGGTTAATTCGCCCTGCCACCTGGACGTTTTCTGCTCCGGAGAAAGGGGCGGTCATGATAATCATTGTCCTGGGTGCGTTACCTCTAATGTCGTCCAGAGAGAGGCCTGCCCCGCCTTTCTGTGGCGTAACAAGGGCTATTTTCGCTTTACCCTCCTGGAATTTCTGTATCTCTTTATCTATGTTACCCGCTCCAAATATGCGGGCCACCGGATAACCTTCTTTTTCAAAGCGTTCGGTTAAGGTTTTCAGTGTCCCTTCTGACTTATCGTAAACGACCTGATCTATTGCCAACTCGCTTTCCTCGATCCGGCTGGCAAAAATGACGACCTGCCGCCCAGCCTTTAACTCCTGCATGGTAAAGTTATATACATCCTCAATTTTGTGTGGTTCTTGGAAGCGGCGTTGGGCCATAAGCATCTGGGCTTTTGCCAGACCGACTACATTACCGCGGTATTTTTCTTCATAAAATCTTTCGACGTTTCTAAGTTGCTCGTATGCCTCTTCGGGAAGATCAATAGAGTGAAAGTAAACGTCAACTTTATCCATGCTGACTTCCCGTTTAATAAGAAGTCCCAAATTGGCTAGTTCGTCAAAGAAACGCTCAAAGCGACTGGCAGCCTCTTCTAATGGAACAGCACGTTCCCAGGTCTGAATTTCTTTTTTACCATATTTTGTTCTTACGGTGCGCATCTTTGATTCATACCCGAGGTCCTGCATTACTTCGTTAAACCTACGTTTTTCAAATATGCCTAACTTTTTCAGGTAAAAGATATGCTCTGCCTTGTCTAATGGTGTTGCACTGGCAAAAAGTACCCCTCTAGCATTTGCGGCAAGGCCAACGCCCCGCCGGGATTGTTTAGAGTTGTAATTTTTCAAGTAATGCGATTCGTCGAAAATGATATACTCCGGCCTGTTGGTTAGTTTATCCAAGCTTGCGTAGGTGGTTATGCTTATCGTTCCGGGTTCAACTTGCTGGTTTTCGCCGCTTAACTCTTTAATTTTAACGCCCAGGATCTTTGCGTCTTTCATAAAAGCAGTACTGATAATTCCACGGTTTGGAGTGACGATAAGCACGGAATGGCCCTTGTTTGCGTAATAATTCGCAACTGCAAGTTCTTGCATGGTTTTGCCTGCACCAGTGCCGTCAGCTAAAACAAAACCGCTATAATTGTCTATGGCAGCAATAGCAAGGTTTACTCCGTCTTTCTGGTGGGGTCTTAAAGCCTTGCTAACTGTTTCGCCAAGCGCATATTCTTTCCCTTTCTCAGTTGCTTTTCCTCTGGTGACAATGAGACTTCCGTACTCGTTTCTTTCGATGCTTCGTAAAGGAATTCTGTGGTCAAGTCCGGTGAAGTTGCCTTGTACTGCTGTGCCAGCGCCAGGTTTCTCAGCTCCTTCAGATGTTCTAACTTGTTCACCTTCAACTACCTCCTTTTCAACTGCCTCTTTTGTTTCGGGTTCTTTTATTTCCTTCTCAATTAGCTTTAAGGTAGGAATGTCCGGATCAACTACCGACACCTGTTTTGTCGGCGTTTCAGTTTCGATCTCCAGTTTACCGTTGGCAGTTATCCCCCGCACCGTTCCGGTAAATGTTTCTCCCATGGCGTTTTTCCAGGTTACGCGGTCGCCAGGGGTAAATTTCGGCTTTTTAGTTTCTTTACCAGTAGCTTCTTTACTAGTAGGAGGAGCTACTTCCTTTTTCTCTTTACCTTTAAAAAGATTTTTAACCTGCTCGGCACTAAAAGGTATATAAGAAGTACCGGAACCTTCTACTTTGTTTTCGTACTGGATCCCGTCATAACCTAATTCCTGTAAATATTCCTTTATTTTGCTGAGTTCTTCTCTCGCTGATAATTTTAAATCATAGCTAATTTTTTTAATGCGTCTTACTTGCTCCTTAGTAAGGTTCGTTTCTTCCGGATGCAGCTCCAGCGCCGTCCTAATTGCGCTTGCGGTCCAGGTGCCGGAATCAGGCAAAATAACTGGATTTTTAATATAAAGCCGAACAGGAACAATATTCATCCCTTCAGCATGCACTTGAGACTGACTGCCAAAATGGGGGCCAAATTCTAGTCCCCCACTACTCCCTCTTTGAAATTCAGATAGGTCGAATTTCGTTATCGCCCTGGTTGTACCATAATATGCGATTATCGGTTCTCCAGGTTTTACCTTAGCTTTATACCGTTTAAGTTGTTCTTTATTAATATCCTTTACAATTTTTATTTGTTCGGAAGTCATATCATTCTTATATTTGGGCAAATTATTTCTAGCAGTTTGTAATTCTTCATCAGTCATTTTAGAATAATCAGTTTCTACGGGTTCTCCTGCTTTGGTTTCTTTGGAAGGTGGAGCTATTTCCTCTTTACCGAAAACAATTAATTCCCGGTTATTAACATCTCCATCTATACCGCGAATATAAGCATCAAAGCCTTTGCCTTTAAGATAATCAGTCATAAACTGCCGGTTGTCCTGCGGCTTTTGTTTATTTAATTCCTCAACCATTTCGGTAGATATTTTCTTATGGGTTTTAGCATTTTCGGGATCAAGCAAGCCGTCCGGGTCAAAAACATTTTTTACGGAAACTTTTACTTTCTTTGTTTTAGAAATATCATGAGCATCGCTTTCAAACGGCTTATCGAGGGATATAAACTTACCTTTGGGTAAACCGCTTGCTTGCGTTTCTGTTTTTGCTTCTTGTCCGGGAATTATAGGCGTATGCCAACCCTCAAGCTCCCTGGTAACTTTCTTGGTAGGAGGAGCTACCTCCTCTTTCACTTCAATTTTCTTCCATCTTTTATCTATAGGAAATATTTTTTTCCCAGCGCCATCAGGTATATCAGTTTTAACAGCCAATCGGCCATTTTTATCGTAAATGATCTTGCCGGTATATTCTTCTGCACCTATACCTAACCCAGATACTACTTTTGAAACTTTATCCCCATGCTTTAAACTCGTGGCCTTTTCCGCTTCTTTGTTATATTCCGTTACATTAGTTTTGTATCGTTTAAGTTGTTCGTTATAAATATTATCTGCAATTTTTATTTGTTCGGGAGTCATCTCGTTTTTATATTTGGGTAAATTATTTCTAGCAGTTTGTAACTCCTCATCGGTCATTTTAGAATAATTAGTTTCTACAGGAATGATTTCTTTTTGAGGAGCAATCTCTTCTCCAGTTTTGGCTACTTCACCGGTAATTTCTCCAGCTTCAGCAGCTTTTTCTGTTACCGTCTTGGTAGTTTTTGTTTCAAACATTTTTGCTGCTTCTTCTGCCCTTTGACGATAAACCTGCCTTAACTGCTCAATAGCCGGATCGCCGATGTATTCAGATGAATGTAATTCGTTGACCGTTTCATCAGCGGCTTGCTTTATCACATTACCAAGTTCCGCACTCAACTCCCTGTCGCCCATTACCTCATCTAAAACCGCATCGGAAATCTTATCCGGTGATATTCCCTCTCTAGCTTTATCTATTGCCGTCTGTAATATCTTTGTTTCTGCTTCAGGGGAAATCTTTTGCGCCGCCCGACTCCCGGCGTAATCAGTAATCACGCTAGCCCCACCGAACATTAAGCCAAACGCGCCGCCTGCATAACCAGCCTCTTTTGTTCTTTCGTTGGGTCTTAGTATTTGCTGAATCAATGATCTACCGTCAAGGCCCAAAGCGCGCTGCTGGATGGCTTCTTGGTACATTTCCTCCGCTGCTTCAGTCAATCCGCCAAAGGCAACCTTGCCGCCTGCTTTAGTAATTGCACCTATTTTGCCTGCCTTACCTACCTTCGCACCTACCTTAGTAACTATGCCCGCTTTACCAATTTTCCCTAGAACGTTTTTAAGTGGAAGTTTGCCGAATAAAACAAGCAGTTGCATGGTATCCATACCAGCCAAGCGCATATTATTTTTAAATACTTCCTTCGCAACCTTATCCGACTCTTGAGGAGACATCCCCATTTGCTGGCTTTCCTGGTATGCGCCCCCGGCTTCCATCATGGATTCACCAAAACGGGAAAGTGTACCGCCGCCTACAGCACCAGCTATCTCTCCGGCCGTTTTTGCCGTGACTTCAGGTACTCCTGCCTTTAAAGCAATTCTCATCGCTGCCGGCCCCAACGTCCGCCAGCCACCATACATTAAAGGCACAAGCGAAGCCATAAACGGAGTAGACTGTGCTATTGTCGTGGCCCAGTAATCCGGATCAAGGTAAGACTTCCAGGTAACAGGTTTGCCATAGGGTACTTCATAGTCCTTCTTTAAGGTTTCGCCCATTTTTGTTAAGCGGTTGCCTAGGTTCTTTTTACCTTTCCATTGCATTGTGCCGCCAGTAGTTTCTAGTATCTCACCTACGCCAGTTCTTAGTCCTGCCCCAATTTTGGCAGGATAAGTCTGTTCCTTTGCTTTGGGAACAACAGTTCCCCGGACTACTTCTTCAGCGGTCGCTCCCGCCCCGATCCCGCTGACGATTTTGACTGGTTTGGGTAATGCCCGGAAAGCCTCGGCTGCTTTTTGAACTGCTCCGGTTACCGGCCTAGTTACTTTTGTAGCAAGGGGAGTAGCGAACTTGGTTACCGGGCCCGCTCCTAAAAAACCTAATGCGCTCGTTACAGCATTAATATTCTCTATTCTCCTTAGTTCTTCCGGAGGCAAAGGAGGTCCTTTGATTCCTAACCGTTCTTGCAATACAGCTGCTTCTTCCGGTTTTGACAGGTCAAGGAGACGTGGTTTGGTTTCTTGATAATATTTGTATTTTCTCCCTTCTTTATAAGGCTGGCCGAAAGGTAAAACACCACCTAGTTTTACATCAAGGTTTGTGTACCAACCTTTACCCTTTGGTTTCGGTTGTACAACAGGCGGCCGTGGCTGTGGCGGCGCAGGAGGCTTTGCAGGTGGCTTTAAGCTCCGCCAGAACTCTTCGTCTAAACCTAAACCTGGGGTAATAGGAATAGTAGGCTGTTGCTGTATAGGTGTAAATGGTATAGGTTTCGCTGCCCTTATTCTGGCTTTATATTCTTCTATATCAAATGGTTTAAGATTATTAGGCATTAAGTAATACCTACCTTTCTACTTTATATATCCCTGTTGCCTTAGCCACTCCCTTAATGGCGACTTCATTCCCGGAGTAAATGCTACTCCCCACGGAGCTGCTATTGCTTGAATATTCCCGGTAAGCCTTTCGCCAGGTGTATCATTTCCAGTTGAAGTATTTCTTTTTTCCCATTCTTTCTGTTCTTGACCCAAGTATTTGAGCAGCTCCTGGTAGTTTTTCGCACCAACCAACTTAGTTACTGTACTTGCATACCTCTGCAAGTCCGCCTTAAAATCGTATGGAGACTTGTATCCGGTACCTAGTTCATAGAATATACCAGTCAAACCCTCTTGGGTACTTTCCGGTTTGTAATAAGGCTTGTTTAAATTGTATTTGTATTGTGCCTGTTTGTACGGCCATTCAGTTTCCCACCTCAACTGCCCAAGCTCTTCCCCTGGTTTCAGGTGTTGGTACGGCAGCATCTCTGCTGGTTTTATGTTCTTGTACGGTATGTATTCCTTTTCCTTCTCCCATGCTAGTTTTGCCGCTTCCTGTTGTGCTGCTTGTTGTGATGCTGCAAGTCCTGAAAGATACTGTGCCAGTGATTGTACTTGCTGCAATTTCTTCCCTTGCTCTTCTTGCAACTGCTGCAAAGACCACTGCATAGCTTGACCTGCATACTGCGCCTCTTCAGTTCGGCCTTGCTGGGCAAGCGTATCCATAGCCAACGCCGCCTGAGATGCAATATTGGCAAGTTGCGCCGCTTTACTAGTTTCAAGTTGCTGGTATTCCGGGGCATACGCCTCTGCTACCTTACGTCTCTCGTATTCTGCTAACGGTGAACTGGAAAGATTGCGCCCGGCAACTGAATGTGCTGCTCCCATCATGCCTTTTCCTTCCGCTCTCTGTAATCCGCTTAATGACGCCTGGTATGCTGTTTCTGCAAGTCTTCTCTGCTGTTCTGCCTGGCTGGTATATTTTTTAGCCTCTAGTTCTCTTTGTTCACGGTTGGCCTGCATTAATGGTTCTGCAAGTTGCCTATAAAGTGCTGCTTTTTTTTGTACGTCGGTAGTGGTTAACTCCTGTGGTTTATATGTTTGTGCGTAAGTTCCGTAAGCTTGTGCTAATTGGGAAGCAGGAGCATAAGTCTGCCCTCTGGAGGTAAACAGTTGTGACTGTGGAATATTTAACCCATAAGGCAATCCAATCATCTTTTGGGCTGGGTTATAAGTTACCTGCCCTGGAGTAAAATAACTCCTAATTGGGGCAAAACCCTGCGGTATGCCTTGCGGTATGGTATTGGTAATTCCAGGTGTATTTACAGCACCAGGAATATAAGCCCTGCCACCTTCCAAATAATACTCGCCGGGCTTATACGTTTTGCCCATAGCTGTTAATATGCCTTTATTCCATAAGGCATTTGGGTCTAGTTCTCTTGCCCATGTATAACCTTTTGGCATAGCCATTTAAAGCACCTCCTTTACGGCTAAAATAGCATCTTCAAATGTTGTATAGTCCTTTGCACCATCAACCTTAACTTCTACCTTGTACGTCCCTGCCAGCCCGGAAGTATCTGCGGTTAAGAGGTCATAATAACATTTGCCGTTTACCGCATCGTTTATCGTGCAGGTCTTCGTCAATTTTGAATATGTATTACCACCGGCAATAATAAGCGTGCAGGTTGTTCCGGTCAGGTCAAATGGTGTTTTGTCAGACTTCTTTATAATTGTAAACTGTAGTTTGGTCATGTCGCCCTGTTTAATTTCGTGAACGTTCAACTATTACCACCGCCCATTTTTTGAATATAATTTAAAAGGTCTGTTATTTTTAACCTGAAATCAGCTTGGTCTTTAGCGCTTAATTTATAGTTCATCTGGTCGGCCACGGACAAAATATAATTCAGCACCCGAGTAATAATTACTATATTTAACGTGGCAGTCAGGTTACTTTCGCCCTGAAGTATCGCCTGAAAAAGNCTATCCCGCGTGATTAGTGCTGAAATATCGCTATCTCCTTGCAATAATGCTTGCAGAACCATAATTAATCGAATATTAGCCGTTAAATTGCTATCACCCTGGATTAGGGCAGCCAGCATCTTAATATCCGTAAGACCAGCCATAAGTTCGCTATCACCTTGGATTGAAGCAATTAACGTCTTAATATTTGTAAGACTAGCTGTAATTTCTGCTTTGCCTGTAANNACTAGCTTCAAAAGTTACGTCAGTCCATGTTCTAGCCTCAACTTTCCTGTACTTGCAAGCTACCTGCTAAGGAACTTTGCTATATCACCATTATAGACAATTTTGGCCGTCGCTACTGCGCCGTAGTAAAGCAGGTTACCTTTAATAGCTGTAATGTCATCCAACCAAATGTCACACGCACCAATGTCAACAGCATATTTCAACCCTACGGAAATAATAGCTGTTAGGTTAGCTGGAGTAGCTAAAGGTAAGGCTACCCGTGTCCAAGTACCAGCCTCTAACGCCGGGATGTTTAGCGTCTCTAAAGGAGAGACACATTTTGCATCATTGTCCAAAAGCAACTGCAAATTACCGGCTACCGTAGCAACAGAGCACTTAATCCATAAAGCTATCTGGTATGCGTTGGTAATGTTCAGCGGTTCTATGGCTTCTGTAGCTAGTATATCGCCAGCGGATGCACCTGCCGCTACTGCTAATTTGGCGGAACCTGCGCCAACTTTTTTATCTGTAGTATCTAATGTGCTGGTAACGTCAGGGCCAACGCTTTCATTCCAGGCATCTTCGCAGTCTTCTACTATTACATCTACGTTATTGGCGTCCTTAATTCCAAGAAAACCTATAGTTCCCCAGTCGGCGGAAGCTGTTGGGAAAGTAACGTCAGCTGAGTTGGAAGAAATACCCCCTGGAGATGACGGTGTGCCGAAAGTTATGGCTGTTCGGGCGTATGATCCGCCTTTTACTTCTTCACCAACGTCATCGTCTCGCGGGCCTACGCCGTTGTTAAGGTATAGACAGGTATAAAGCGTAGTGGCAGGAGTATATGTGGTGTTACGCAAAACATGGTTTAAAATTTTTCCTTCTAGGTAATCGCTTTTTGCTGACAATTTTCATCAACTCCTTACGTTTTCCATTCTGTGCCAGTCCAGAATTTGACTGGCTTTACTACCCAATTACTACCATCCCAAACCTTTAGAGTACCTGTTTTCCATTCTGTGCCAGTCCAGTATTTAATTCTGGAAAGAGGAGGTACAATTGTTAGTTCAGCAGTCCAAATTTGATAATGGCTACCATCGTGTTCCTGCCACACGTAATAAATCTTATTTCCAACTACCTGTAATTGAGGGCCAATTTTATCGTAATTGCTGGTAGTTCGTTGAGTTGCAGTAAAATCGTTGCCGTCTATATTCATTTCAGCAGTCCAAATCTGAGAAGGAGTATTGTAAGTTTTTCCACGCCACACATAATTAACTTTGCCTCCAGCCACCTGTAATTGAGGGGCATATCTATCAGCATCACGTCGAGTGCGTTGGGTTGCAGTAAACCCAGTACCGTCTATATTCATTTCAGCGGTATAAATCTGGTGATACGGATGACCCGGATAATAATCCCGCCACACGTAATAAATTTTGTTTCCAACTACTTGTAACTGAGGCTCTACCTCGGCATAATAAAGGCTAGGGGTTCGTTGGGTTGCAGTAAACCCGCTGCCGTCTATATTCATTACAGCGGTATAAATCTGCCAATAACTACTAAATTCATACCACACATAATAAATCTTGTTTCC